CGGCGACCAGCCCCTCCACCGCACCCCGTGACCTCAGCAGTGCAGCGCCCGGCTCGTATCCGGGCGCTGCACGCCACACGATCCCACGACCGACCGGAGATGACCATGACCACCGGCCCGACCGACCTCCTCCGCCAGGCGGAGACGTACCTGGCCACCCTGCACGAGCACGCCGCCCGCCACGACAACCTCGGTGCGGACTTCGCGTGCGCCGGCTGCGCCCTGCGGAAGCGGATCGCGGCTCTGCCTGCCGAGGAGCTCACCGTCCCGTCTGCGCCCGCCGACACCGACCTCCGCGACCGCATCGCGGGGGCGATCCACGCCGACCTCCTTGCTCATCAGGTCCGTCGGGACCAAGGTCTCCTCGGCATCGTGCCGCGCCTCACCGCCGCGGTCCTGGCCGTCCTCCCCGCGCCCTCCGCCCGGGCGGCCGTACTGCCGCTCTGGGAGGCCGTGTACGAGCCCGGCAATGTGTCCGACTACCTCATCGGCTACGCCAACACCGAGGCAGCGGCGAAAGGCGCTGCTGAGGCGTGGATGCGCTCGCAGGCCGAGGTGACGGGGCGCCTGGAATGGGTGGCCGACGAGCAGCTGACCACCGGCCGCTACGACCGGTGGTACGAGCTGATCGAGCACCACGATGACGGCGTACCGACCGGGCCAGGGATCATCGTCCGCCGCCTGGCCGGTGAGGCGCAGCAGGTGGGGGAGGGCACCCCGTCGGGCGCGGTCGCCGCCGAACTCCGCCAACGTGAGGCCTACCTCCAAGCGCTCCGAGGCGACCCCGCCGAGACCCTGACCAGGCGTGAACGCGTCCGTGGGGAAGTCCTCGGCCTCCGCGACGCACTCGACATCCTCCACGGCGCGCAGGCCACCAGCAGCGACCGGGAACGCGGCGACGGGCACTACAAGGACTGGCTGACGCAGCATGCCGAGTGCGGCGCCCAGCTCGTGCCGCGCACCGGAACCCGGCCCTGCGTCCTCCCCGCCGGCCACGACGGCACCCACCACCAAGACCGCCACACGAACCGGTGGCCAGTCGACCCGCAGCCGGCGGGGGAGGCGCAGCGGGCCGAGCTCGCAGCGCCATGCACCGCCGCCCTCCTGCCTCTGGGCTCCGAGCCCGTCGACCCCTGCATCCGCCGCGGCAAGCACGACTCCCACAAGACCGCTTCCGGGGTGCTGTGGGGCAACGGCTCCGACGACGAGGAGCCGACCCGTGGCTGACGTCACGACGGAGACGCTGACCCGCACGATCCGCCGCTGGATCATCCCGGCTGTTGAGCCCTGGGGTGCCGCCGCGGCCGAGATCGGTAAAGCGTGGGCGGTCGCCGAGCGCGCCTACCGGCAGCAGCACCAGATCCCCGACGAGCAGGGTCTCCACGACGATGCCCTCCGCTTCCACACCCGCGACGACCAGATCGTCATCGAATTCACCATCGAGGAGCCCAAGTGACCGCCAAGCCCGCCATCCCCACGGACCCGTTCGGCGAGTGGACGCGCATCCCCGTCGCCACCGCTGAAGGATCCGACTTCGCCGAGATCCTCCGCACCGCGATCTTCGTCGCCGACCACTGGCTCCTCGGACCAGACGGGCCGTACAACACCGACCAGCCCCAAGCCAGCGTCACCCGAGGCACCGTCCGCGAAGCCCTCCTCCACCTGCTGGAACTCGGTTTCATCGACATCGACACCGACCGCCTGCACGCGGCCGACTGGATCCCCATGCAACGCGACGACCAGCCCGCCAACTAGCCCACCACCAGGAGGAATCCCATGTCGAAGCGTGCACGGCTCAGCCCGGACATGGCACAGCAGATCCATGCCGCAGCCCAACGCCTGGCCGACGTCGACCCGGACACCGACGTAGTGGACGCCGAAGACGTCATCAACGCCATCGCCGACACGCTGCGCGAGCTTCGCGACCCCATGGAAGCGCTCGTGCAGCTCGTCACCCGCGGTGATGCAGAGAGGTCTCAACTGGCCTCCGCGGCCGTCAAGTCGCTCTTCCAGCTACGGCAGCACCTGCTGGCAGCAACAAACGGATCCTGACCCACCGCATGGGGCGGCGGCACCAACCGCCGCCCCACCCCAACAGACAGGAGCACGCCGTGACTGAAGTCCCCGTACCCGCAAGCAAGATCGGCGCCGAACTCACCGACCCCGGTAAGGGCGAACACCTCTGGACGATCCTCACCATGCATCGGGTCAGCAGCGACATGATCCGGCGCCTGAACCGCGGCGAAGAACCCGGAGCCGAACTGCTCGACCACGAAAGCCTGCTCACCCTCGAAGGCCCCGGCTGCTTCAAATGCGAGCAGCCCTACAGCCGCTATCTCGCGCACCGAAAGTGCACCGGAACCTTCGACCTCCAGCCGATGGGAGACCCCCGATGAGCCGCCGCTTCCACCTCCAACGGGACACCGACATCACCGGAGTCTCAGGGACTGGCCACGTCGCCGACGGCATCCTCTGGACCGACGGCACCGCCTCCGTCCGCTGGCTCGGCGAACGCCCTTCGATAGTCCACTGGGACGACATCGCCCACGCCGAGCACGTCCACGGGCACGGCGGCGCCACGCGAATCGTCTGGGACGACCACGAGCCCGACCACTCTGGGCTGTACCTCGCCAGCCCCGGCTGCCCGCACTGCCCAGACGGTCACATGCCGCCTGAACACGGCCAGCCCTGGGGAGCGTTCGTCGGCCCCGACCGCGACGGTGACGGCCAGCCCACACAGATCATCGTCGCCCGCACCGCCGGAGCACACGTCGCCGAGTCGGACGCCGAATGGATTCGCACCCGCCTCAACGGGACAGCCTCATGACCGCCCCGAAGCTTCCCGCTTACCTCGACCCGAAGACCGCCGAAATCCTCTCCCGCTGCTACCGCGGGCAGGCGAAACGCGACGTCATCGCCCGTGCCATGCGGATGCTCGCGACCGCCGACGGCCACCTCAAAGCCGACGGGCAGATCAAGAACGGCGTCGGCGGCAGGCCCACGACGAGGCGGCCGTCATGACCGGCAGCCTCGCCGGCCGCCCCCTCACCGAAACTGAACTCGCCGTTCTACGGCTAGCAGCCCGCGGCCACACCTACGCACAGATCGGCCGCGACCTCGGCTACCAGGAGAAGAGCGTCGCCAAGATGGCGCTCCGGGCTGCCCGCAAGCTCGAGGCGCGTTCCATCACCCACGTCGTGCACATCGCCACCCTCCGCGGGCTCATCGGCGCCCGCGACGACTGCGGCGACCGCAACGCCTACCTCCGCCACCTCCGCCGCGGCGAAACCCCATGTCCGGCCTGCCGCAACGCCAACACTGCCCACGCAGCCGAACAACGCGGCGGTCAACTCAAGGACGCCGCATGAACCAGCCCCTCCACCGGCAGTTGATCGCCCAACTCGAGCGCGACCGCACGCGCATGCTTGCCGCCGCGGACGCCGCGACCGTCGACGAAGTACGTATCGCGCAGTCCGGTATCGCCTCCGGCTACCTCCACGCCATCGCCCACACGTTGCGCCTCCACGAAGGCGTCGACGCCGTACAGGCCTACCTCCGCGAGCACGCCGACGGACACCACCTGATCAGCCGCGACGGGCCCACCATCGACGAAGCCAAGGTCGACGATGCCCGCTGGTAGGGCGGAGAGAAGGCAGGCGAGTGACCGCCCGCCGCTGGATGGTGCACAGCGAAGCGCACCGACTGCCCGCTCGCGGAACGGTGTCCGGCATGCGAGGTGACGTTTTTTGACCGATGCGGGAGAAAAGACAGACCTTGACAAGTGGCGTAATGAGAAAGGGTTTTACGGCTCTCGCGGGCCAGTAAGGCGACACGCTGGGGGACTTGCCTGGTAGAGCGCCCCTCGGAGTGCCAGACCTGCCACCGGCATGCAAAACCCCAGGCAGTTTCCGTGCGCCCCCCGTGCTCCGCCACCGTAGGTTAGGTCACGCTTACGGTCTGTTCCGCCCGGGCATTGGACTCGTTACGTTGAAACGCCAAACCCCCCAGCGCAGGGATTCGGCTTCCCAACCAACCTGCGCCAGGGGGCTATCAACCAGGCGAACCTGGAGGAAACCGTGACGGTACCCGAGTACTTGCATGCCCCCAACTGCGGACCAGCACACAGCCCACGAGAGTGGCGAATCACTGTGATCACAGTGATCGTTACTGTGGTCGTGCTCGGATGCGCAGGAGTAAGCCCCGAATGGATCGCGGCCACCGCGGGCCTGTTGGGGGCCTACGCCCGCCGGTAACAGCGCCAGCGCCCCGGCCCACGCGGTCGGGGCGCACCGCTGCCCGCTACCGCCTGTCGGGGTTCCGCAGCGGCCGTCGAGGAGGCTCACCGAGAGCCCGAGCAATCTCCATCCCCCGAGCCGACACCCGACGAGGGCCAGCAGCTGGCTCAACCTCCTCGTCCCGTGACGGCACCCGCGACCCCAGGTTCGACAGCAGGTGCCGCGCCAAGTCCACGTCCGGGTCGGCGCCGGCTACCACCGCGGCCAGCACCTCCACCACGTCCTGCGCCTCCTCCAGCGACAGGAGGGGCAAGCGAGGGGCCGGCGGATCCACGGCCGTCAGATCAGCGAAATCAGTCACGCCGAAACAACCGGACAGCCCGTCAACGGTCACGGGCAGCAGTCGGTCGCCACGAACCATTCTGATACTTGAATGATACCGGGTACGCTCGGTCCAAGTGTCAACCCGTGCCCAGCGGAGGCCGTGATGAGCAGTGAACAGCGGTGGACCATCGAGACCATCCGCGACGCCCTCGGCAACCCCACCCTCGCCCAGCGCTTCCTCGGCGAAATCAACCGGGCGCCCGCGCACGAGCTGCTCCACGTGTTCGCCAAGTGGGAGCGCGTCGCCAAGGACACCCTCGCCGCCGTCCAGCGGGGCCGCGAGATCGCAACTGCTGAGGCCCGAGGCGAAGAAGCCCCCGGCGAATGGATCGACGGCACAGAACGCCTCCAGCAGGCAGCTGCCCGAATCCAGTCCCGAGGCGCCGCCTGACCTGACACCCTGACCGGGTGTACGAGCTGCGATACGACGCCACCGTCGAGGCCGTCTGGGACAGCCTTCCCGACCAGGCCCGCGAAGAATTCGACCGCGCCATCCTCGCAGTCTGCCAAGACCCCTACGGCACCACCGAGCCCTACGGCATCGACGACGGCGTTACCCGCACCCTCATCCGCCCCCACACCGTCGCCGTCCTCCTCATCAGCCAGGCGCCGCGGCAGCTACTGCGGATCCTGCAGGTCACCCACCTCGGCTGATTCGCCTCCGCGCCGATTGGCCGCCTGGTGATTGCAGACGGACGATGTAAGTACTCGGGGAGCGTCTCTGAGGTGCGCCATGGAGCTCATCCTTTCAGTCATCGCCCTTGTCGTGTCAGTGGGGACGGCCTTGTCGGCCCTCGCTTGGGGAGGCCTTGAGGGCCGCAGGCAACACATTCGCGAGGTCGAGCGCTTCTATCTCACCCGGTACTGGCAATTGCTCGATCAATTGCCCATGGACGCGCTTTTGGGGCAAGAGCCACCCGAAATCCACCACAATGCCCGGCCCGATGAATGTGAGAGCGAGATCGACAAGGCCCAGAGGCTCGCCGTCCTGTACTTGCGGATGTGCGACGACGAAGTCCATGCACGCGCGCAAGGTCAGGTCTCGGACGTAACCTGGCACGAGTGGCTGAAGGCGATGCACACACAGATCCGGCGACCGCCCGTGAAACAGGTGTGGGCCTCCGTCCTCCGAGAGACACCTGAAGACGCATACGCCGACCTCCGACGGGCCCTGGCAGATGACGGCAATGGTGGCTACAAGGACACGGACCCGTGCCACTGGCGAAGATTCACACGCTACTGGCGAGGGCTGAGTCATACCCCGATCCTTCTTTGGGGAGCTAAGGGGCGCCCCCGGGGTCCGATGCGTCGCCCCGAGAACCACGACAAGGACCACTGGCAGCCGTAGAAGCCTCAACTCCAGCTCCGAACCTGGCTGTTCGCCGCATGCCGCAGCCCGCTGACGGACATCATGCCGGGCATGAGCGACGAGCAACCCGCCACGAAACGCCCCTGGTGGTTCTGGCCCGCAGCCGCAGTCGGCACGGCCGCCTTCATCGTGCTCCTCATCTGGGCGCCCTGGTGGATCGAAGGCCACCACCTCAAAGACGAGAACGGCGAGCTGGTCTCCAGTGCCGGGATCATTATCACCGGGTTCCGCACCATGCTCATCGCGATCGCAGCCGGTGCATTCACTGCCGCAGGGCTCTGGTATACACACCGCAGCCACCAGCACACAGTCGCCAAAGACCGCGAACAGGCCGACCTTACGCGCGAGGGCCAGGTCACTGGCCGGTACGTCGACGGCGTCAAGCTGCTGGCCTCCGAGAACCTGCACGAACGCCTCGGCGGGATCTACGCGCTGGAACGCATCATGGCGGACAGCGAGCGAGACCACCTGACGATCGTCGAAGTCCTTTCAGCCTTTCTGCGAACGCGACTCAAGGACGACGAGTCGGAACGTGCACGCATCCACCAAGAGCGGGAATCGGCGGTCGGTGCGGCTAGCGGCAAGCCCAAGAGCAGCGAAGAGCCTGTTCTCATCACGTTTGCTGAGGACGTGAGCGCAGCCTTGAGCGTGGTCAACCGTCGCCCGGCAGAGCGCCGCCACGCAGTTCCCCTAGCCATATTCGGTGCCGAGCTAGCCCGGCACGACCTTGAAGACGTCCCCTGGCAGTGGGCAGACCTCGCGAAGGCGAACCTCTCGCAAGCTCACCTGATCGGAGCCGATCTGGACCACGCGAACCTCACCGGGGCGACCCTCACTCAAGCCAAACTGGCAGGGGCGAGTCTCCGCGGAGCCTCTCTAGAGGAAGCGAACCTTTCTGCCGCCGTCCTCACCCGCGCGGACCTCACCGGCGCCGTCCTCGACGTGGCAACCTTGGCTAAGGCCAGCATGCAACGCAGCGACCTGCGTGAAGCACGCCTGGCCGGAGCCGACCTAACGCAAGCCGACCTAAGCAAGGCGCGCCTGTCCGGGGCGCGCCTGTACGGAGCCCGGCTGTACAGGGCGACCTTGACAGGCGCTCGACTTGATGAGGCGAATCTGGAACGGGCCGACCTGTCCGGTGCCAGGCTCGCGGAAGCTCGGCTCGACGGCGCGCGCCTGCATAACGCCACACTCACCGACGCCGACCTGCGACGGACGAACCTCGACGGAGCACTCGGCCTCACCGTGTCATCGCTACTAAAAGCACACATCACTCGCAGCACCACACTCCCCGCCGAGATCGCGGCCGACCCTCAAATCCAGAACCGGATCGAAGAGTTCGAAGCCGAAGAGGAAGCCCTGCAGAAGGCAGCAGAGGAGGCTGCGCTGGGCCAATGGGAGGAACCCCCTATGGCTGAGGGCGCCGAATAGCGTGAGGCCTGGGCCGTCGACGGACTTCGCTGCCGCTCAAACAGACGGCCCGACGACCTGCACGATGTACACGCGACGCCGCGGCCGATGCACCTGATACGACACCACCCACGGCGTCTCCGCCATCTCCAACAAGCTGCTCACGCCAGGATCGCCATACTCCGGATCATCCCGGTACTTCACCTCGGCCGCGGCAACCAGCCGCGCCGCGATCCCATCCAGATGCAGCCGCTGCTCAGCATTGAGGCCCGACCACGACGTCTGAGCGTGCGCAATGTACTCGTACTCCCAGCCAGTCACGGCAAGGAAAGATCAGCCGAGACCTCGTGCAGCAGGTCGCTCATCTCCGTAGCCACCGCCCGCGCCTCCTCATCGGTCTTCGCCGCACCCATCGCGACCTCCAGCTCGCGGATACGAGCCGCCGTCGCCGGCACCCGATACCGCTCCACCCACAACGCCCACCGGACCAGAAACGTCCGCAACGGAAGAGCCGACGACGCGGGCGAGTTGACCTCAGAGAACTCCCTGTCGAACACCACTGTCTGCGACGGATCCAGACGAACCACCGCCACCCGCAACGCCTCAACCGTCACAGCCGGACGAGGAACCAACGCCTCCGACGATTGCTGACTGCTGTGCTGGTCAGACACGACAAACGCTCCTGTACACGCAGGGGATTGAAACAACACAAGAGGCCAAGACGACCCCGGACGGCACACTCCCGCACCACCCGAGATCACCTGGCCAAAACCCGCAAACACACCCCAAGGGAAGGTGCCGTCCGGACGATCAGACGGCAGCCGTCCGCCCCAGAGCACGCAGCCGACCCTCGAACTCGGCCACGACGTCAGCAGCCGCATCCACCTCGGCGGGCGACAGATACAGGCTCTGCACATCCTCGAAATCCACGGCGACGAACGGGCGACGCTCCTCGACCGTGCCCGAGTCGGACGCCAGGACCCGCGCCGATGCCAGCAGCTGCACCGAACCCTCCTGCCGCGGCACCAGCAGATCCACCGATGCGCCCTCATGCGTCACATCGACCAGATGCCGCTCGTTCTCCGCGACATGATCCGTGGTGCACCAAGACGGGCAATACACGGCGCAGCGCTGGCCGTTCACCAGAGCCGGACGCAGACGCGCAGCAGGGACGGCGGGCACGCTAGCCGCCTCAATTGAGTAGGCTAAAGTTGACACCCGGATACCTCTTCTCTTCGCAGGGCGGATGGATCCTTGATCAGCGAGTTCGCAGCTCGCTGGTTGAACCGGCCGGACGGTTGCACCCGTCCGGCCGTTCGCATGTCTGGGGCGGACCCCAACGACGTGCATCAGGACGTTAACCCAGGTGCTTCGAGGGTCGTTGACCTGCGGAAAAGTTCCGGAACCGAGACACTGAAAACGCGGGTATCAAGGTTGATTGTGTTGCGGAACAGCTTCTGTGAAATGCTCGAATTCATGCAGGGGTTGCGACCTGCGGCGATGCGGCCCGAAAAAGTGGAACCCAATTCGGGTCGGCCCCCTTTTCGCCTATAGTTAATGCTCTGTGTGTCGATAGGGGTTTTGTGCCGGTTTGCTCCTTTCGCTGGTCGCGCAGGACATGGCCTGAACTGGTCGGTGCGATCCACCGCAACCAACCCTCCCTAAACGTCCAGGGCCAGCGGTAGGCCTCGCGCTGTCACAAACGCTTTGTAGCAACGGACGCTACGCCCGACCCGCCAACCGGCCGCCACGAACCAGACGCCAGCCGACGGCTCTTGGATCTGCAGCAAGTCCGAGTTGCCCGAACGGATAGGATTCGTCGCGCGCCTCCATCGCACGGACAAACGAGACCGTGGTGGCGGACGGCTGGAAGACGCTCATTGTCGGGCGGCTACCTTCGGGCTGAAGTTGGGTCTTCGGGTTCGGGCATGCCGCTCCTTACGGTGCGTGTGGACGTGACCACTCTCACGGCATCGACCGTAAGGCGTATTCGCTTATGTATCAAGCCTTCGCGTTACAGGCATGCAAAAGCCCCCAGCGTCCTTGCTGGGGGCGGCAGTTACTTCGCAGGTCAGTCGAGTAGATCGACGTGATAGCCCATCTTGAACCGATGGGACGCCTTGGCCAGGATCGTGACCTCGATCGGCCTGTCGTCGTCGCTGTATACGATCCGGAAGACCTCTAGGACTGGGACGTCGCGCGGGATTTCGAGCGCTTCGTACTCCTCGGTCGTGGCGGGGCGAGCGGCGACAGCATCGTCCTGTGAGCGGGTCGGGTAACCCATCTCGTTGAGCAGGGCCGGCGAGCCGCCGGGGATTCGCCGCCGGTCCGCGAGGCGTGTGCCGCGGGCGAGCTCGATCGGGTAGTACGAGTGCACCAACTCCGCTGGCTGCTCATCGAGGTAGCCGATCCGGGATCGCAGCATCGCCGTGTCGTCGGCTTCGAGGCGGAGGGCCTTGGCAACTTCGACCGGAGGCTTGACCTCGGCGACATCGAGGATGCGGTACTTGCTGGTCTGCTGCCGATTGGCGGCTTCGGTCAGCCAGCGGTACGGGTCGCCTGGTTCGGCGGGGGCGATGTAGTGCGCCGGCGAGATCGTCTGCGCTCGCTCGCTGCGCACGAACACGCCAACGCCTGTGCGGCCTTCAAGGAACTTCTCGTCTTTGAGGATCTGCAGCGCCCGCTGGATCGTCACGTTGGAGGTCTCGTATTCGCCCCGCAGTGCCTCGTTAGTAGGCACCTTGCGGCCTGGTTCCCAGTCGCCCGACATGATCTTTCTGCGGATGTCTGCGGCGATGCGTTCCGCCTTGGGGCGCTCGTCCTTGTGTGGCTCAGGCATTCGGGACCTCGATCTCGTAGTGGAGGCGGCGAGGCGCCTTCATGACCATGACCTGCACTTCGTATGGACTCCCGTCTTCGGTGGATGTCGTGCGCAGCAGGTGGAGCACGCTCGCGCCTTCCGGCAGGTTGAGGGCGGATCGCTCGAACTCGTCGGCGGAGCGAAACTCCAGGTCCTCCGCGACATGGCGGGGTCGGTAGCCGAGCTCGGCAAGGAGAGTGGGCGCGCCACCCTTGATCTTCCGGTGCTCGGCCAGGCCGGTGCCGGTGGCGAGTTCGGCCGGGTAGTAGGAGTCGGCGAGCTCGATGACCGCCTTGTCCAGCAGGATCGACCGCCGGCGGACGACCGCCGTACCGCCCTCCGGCAGGTCGAGCGCTTCGCTCACCGCTGCAGGTGGGGTCACTTCTGTGACCTCGGTGAGGTGCTGTCCACCGCGCTGCTTCGCCTCTTCAGTCCAGGCGTCGGCCTGGCCCGTTTTGCGGGCGGTGACGTAGGCGAGCGAGTCGGATGTGCGCTGCTTATCGGCCATCTCTGGCGCTTCCCCTCCTGCTGGCGATGTTCCCTCTGACCTCCCCAACCTTAAGCCCTTGATGATTACGCCTGCCTGTCGCTCCTTGGCCAAATTCACGTCGCAAGGCTTGCTACCTTATTAGGTAAGCATGTATACCTGCTCACAGATGCGAAGCACTCAACAGGAGGCGCAATGCTGCGAGTCCGAGACGTCGCAACACACTTCCGAGTGCACCCCGCGACTGTCTATCGCTGGATCCACCAGGGCTTTCTCCCTGCGTTCAGGAACGGGCAGCCGTACAAACCCGGAGATGGGGCCACCGGGGCCCTCCGGATTCCCGACTCCGTCTTGAAGTCGACGGACACTCCTATTGAGGAGGTGGCCTGACGATGGCCACAGCTACTCGCCCCACCGTCCCGCTTCCGTCTGCTCTCCCGGGTGTGCGTCTGACGGCGCCGCTTCCGAAGTCTGCTGTCGATGTCCTGGCTCGTCTGGAGTCGGCTCTGCCGTCCGCGATTGACGTGGCTCGCGCCGTGACGCGTTTCGAGATCGCGACCGCCCGGATCGTCGAGCTGTCTGCGGTGGATGCCCAGCATCTGTCGGGCGCGGACTTCATCGCTTTGGGCGATGCGCAGGATGCGGTGAAGGCGTCCCGCACGTTCCTGGCGCGGGTCGGCCTGCTGTGCCTGGTCGAGGAGGTCGCGTGATGGCTTCTCTGGCCGTGCATGAGGCGAAGGCACGTCTCGCCGAGTACCAGTCGCGTTGTCTGGCGGAGGAGTTCGCGCAGGCTGCCTGGTCCTCGCAGTTCCCGGACGGCGCGACCCCTGATGAGCTGGCGCGCCTGGAGCGGGACCGCGAAGGCTGGTCCCTGCTGGCGCGGGCGCACCACCGGTCGGCCCGCCACCTGAACCGTGTCCGTCGGATCAAGCGTTTGCTGGGGTGGTCGTGATGGCGACCGCTGTCGAGTCCCCGGCGCGCACGGTGTTGCAGCGTTTCCCTGCGGGTGGTCCGCGTGGTTCGTGGCCGGCTGAGGAGTACGCCCAGCGTCGCCGCGACGAGGGCCAGCCGTGCGACGTGATCATGTCGCTGGCCGATGACGCGTTTCTCGTGATCGTCCGCAGTGCGCGGGCGGTGGCGTGATGGCCGCTGAACCGCAGCCGGCTGATGACGAGGACGACGAGATGCGGTCGTTCGCCTGGGAGTTCGGCGACCTGGACGAGGAATAGCCCCCTGAACTGCCGCGGGCGGGGATTCCCATCCGTTCCCCCACGGCCCCGCCCGCGGCTTCCTCCTCTGGTCTCTGGCTATGTCGGTGGCCGCATCCGACTCCCCCCAGTGGGTGCGGCTTCCCGCTAGTCCAGCACCACCTCGCTTGTCCTCACTGTCTTAGGAGTTCGCTATGGCCGCCCTGTTTGGTTCTTCCTCCGGTGCTCGTCGTGAGACCCGTTCCGAGCGGCGTGACCGTGACGCTCGTCTGACTTCGGCTCGGCGTGCCGCGTCGACGGCTCGCCTGATGCACGAGCTTGAGCAGGAGGGCGAGGAGCGCAGCAGGCGCTCTTGGCGCAACTACTCAAACTGACCGTCCGCCAGTCCAGCTCCACCTCACTGTTTCTGCGCCCTGAGAGGACCTCGCTCATGACTTCGCCCGAGACCGTCCGCTACACCGCTGACGTGGTCGTCACCACGACTGACGGGTACGTCCTGCTGATCGAGCGTGGCTGGGATCCGTTCAAGGGGCAGTGGGCGTTGCCCGGCGGGCATGTCGACTCCGGCGAGACGAGTCGCGACGCCGCGGTTCGGGAGCTTGCCGAAGAGGTCAGCGTGTACGCGGCGCCGGGGGAGCTGGAGCAGGTCGGCGTTTTCGACCGGCCCGACCGTGACCCGCGTGGCAGGTACGTCACCGTCGCCTACCACCTGACTGTCATCGCTGGCACGCCCGCCGAGGCGGGCGATGACGCGGTCACTGCCCAGTGGTGGCCCCTGAGTCACCTGCCGCCGCTTGCGTTCGACCACGCCGACATTGTCGGCGCTGTGTCGGCATCGGCTTCGTGAGAACGCGCAACACCCCCGCCAGTCCACGTCTGTCAACTTCTGCGACCTGAAAGGCCCCGTGATTTTCATGTCTCCGTTCTTGTTCGATGCCGATCTGGGTGTCACCGATATGGGCCGTAAGGCGCGTGCGCTGGTGTCGGTTGCAGATGTCGGCGACTCCTACGCCGCCCAGCTGATCTCCGAGTTCCTCGCGGCTCGCGCTAACGGGCAGCTGGGTCTCATGCAGTTGATCCGCGAGCACGCGGCTGCTGTGGACCCCGACCTGGTCGCGGAGCTCGACGGCTTCGACTACCCGGCGGCTGCGTGATGGCTGCTGTGGAGATCGTGTCGTTCGGGTTCCTACATGGCCCGCTCGCCGGCGAGGACGGTGAGCCGCTGCCGGTGGACGTGACCGTCGATCTGCGCCGTCACTTCCGTGATCCGCATGTGTCGCCGGAGCTGCGCTACATGACGGCGGATGACGAGCCGGTCCGCGTAGCGGTCATGGGCACGCCGGGGGTCGCGGTGCTGGTGGCGGCGACGGCCGCGGCGGTGGAGGCGTTCACCTTGGGTCCGTCCGCCGGGCCGGTTCTGGTCGCGGACGGGTGTGCGGGCGGACGGCATCGCGCCCCCGTGTTCGCCCGCGAGCTCGGGCGGCTGCTCACCGCCGCCGGTCACGACGTGACGGTCCGGCACCGGGACATGCACCGGCCGGTCGTTCAGCGCTGAACAGCCTCGATGGTCGCAAGGCCGGGTTCGACTCCCGGCCGGGGCACGCACCAATCCACCAACTCACAGAGGAGCAGGACATGGGACGCAACAACACGACCTCCGCCAACCACGCTGGCGACATCGGCGACGGCGACAACGTGATCTCCGGCGTCAAGGGGTCGGTGGCACTGAACGGTGACGTCCACAACAACACAAGCGAGAGCACCGGCCAGCGCACCGTCTCCGGCAAGGACAGGACCGTGGTCAAGGGCGACAACACCGCCACCATCTCCCGCAGCTTCTGACCCGCACCACCCCAACCCATTCATTGACACGAAGGAGCACGTCATGCCCGGAGCCCGTCATTCTCTCGGCGCCACGACCAGCAGCCTGAAGGCCGAGATTGAGGCCGACGTCGCTGCGAACCGCGGCGCCCAGCGCGACATGGAGGCCGCCGGCAACCAGGCGATGGCCGCCCGCATGGGTGCCGCCGCCGACGAGTCGCTCGACGAGCTGAACGACTTCAAGGCAGGCAAGTGGAGCCCCCGCCCCTAACCCGTTCGCCTGCAGTTCGAGCAGGCCGAGGCACGCACCAACACCACTACCAATCTGAGGAGTTCGAAATGGCGTATGAGAACCGGTCCAGTGAGCAGCTCAGGTCCAGCATTCAGAGCGCGGCCGAGGAGGGCCAGTTCCGGTCGTCCATCGGCGACAAGGTCGCGGAGGACGAGGCGCACCGCACGATCGACCGCCGCCTGGACGAGCTGGAGCGGCGTGGCGATCTGACCTCGGACGGCCGCTGACAGCCAGCCCCGGCATCGCTGCCGTGAGGGCGCCGCATCGGATGCGGTCCGGGGCGCGCACCATCTCCAGCCCCTTCTTTGAGAGGAAGCACATGGCCACACATCGCGCGAAGCACAGCGGGGTTTCCAACACGGGCTCGATGCAGGGCGTCACGTTCGAGCCCGGCGACAACGACGACGACACCGGCCGTGGTTCGTCGTCCGGCGGCGGGATCACGAACTCCGGCGTGATGCACAACGTCGTGGTCACGTCCGGCGACAACAACGTCGCCACCAACACCGAGACGACCGTCTACCGCCGCCGCTGAGCCTGCCCGCAACCCGATCCGCCCGCTACAACTCCTGACTCCCGCACCACCGCCCCGGTTTCCAGCCGTGAGGGCGCCGGGTCGACTCCGGCCCGGGGCACGCACCATCCCAACCCACCCGAACGGAAGGAAGATCCATGTCCCGGAAGACTGACAAGGAGTGCGCTCAGCAGGCAGTCGCTGCGGCGATGGCCGGCGAGACCCCAGCTGTCACGAAGCGACTGATCGAGTCCTCGATGACGCGCGACGAGATGGCACGCGGATCCGCGTACATCGCCTCTGGCCAGAAGGTCACCGGCAAGGGCCGCTGAACCTACCCGCAGCCCGATCCGCCCGTCTCGAACGGGCGGTGAGGAGACCGGACAGTCCGGCACCCAACCCGAGAGGAACCCTGATGGCCCTGTTCAAGAAGTCCCCTGAGGTCGCCGCCCTGCGTGAGGCCGATGCTGCTCTGCACGCGAACCAGCGGCGTGAGGAAGCGGCCGGCATCGACTACGAGACGCCGGAGTACAAGCGCCTCAACGCCGCGGCGAACGAGGCCGCCGACAAGGTGTCCCGCTGGCGCGGCGGCAACAAGCGCTGACCGGCTGCCCGCCGGGCCCGTCTCGCACGGGCCCGGTCGAGGGGAGCCGGGACACCCCCGGACCACTACATGCCAATCCCGAGAGGAGTCTTGATGGCCCTGTTTCGTCGAAGCCAGCCCGAAGAGCCCGAGGTGCTCGCCACGGCCGCCGAAGTGGACGCTGCGGCACGCCAGTTGCAGCAGGGAGGTAGCGATCAGCTCGCCCAGCAGCTCATCGACCGGGCCGGCCCGGACAACGAGCAGCGAGTCGGGATGGCGATCCTGTCGCGCGCCGCCGACTACGAACCGTCCGGGGAGTGAGCGCCATGCCGAAACGCAAAGAGCCGCCGGTGGGCGCGTGCCCGCAGTGCTTTAACCACGTCGAGAACAAGGATCACGGGTCGACCTTCCTGGGCCTGTTCGGCGAACCGGAGTGCGCGGCGTGCACGGACCACTACAACAACGGCTGCCCCACGGTCGTGCCGCCGAAGCCGGGATTCGGCTGGTGGTGACCGGCTCCACCGCTCTCCCGCGGACGTGTGCCGTGGGAGAGCTGTGAAGCCGGGACACCCCCGGCCCAACACCGAGAGGAACTCGCATGGGATCCGCAGACCGCTGGCCCGATCTCACCGGCAAGAGCTGGGCGACCAAGACCTCGACCGAGATGACTGACAGCGAAGTCAACGACGCCCGAGCCACGTTCGAGGCAGTCGGCCGCAACGACTACGAGAGCGAATGGCTGAACCGTCACGGCCTGCCCGAGAACTACGGCGACTGACCGACTACCTAACCCATCCGTCCCGCACCAGACAGGAACCCCACATGCCCACGAATCCCCAGACCGGCAGCGAGATCGAGGTCGAGGACGACGGCGACTACACCGTCACCTTCGAGATGACGCTCCCGCCCCAGTCCGACGACGAGAAGTAGCCCAACTCCTGAGAGGAGGCCGCCATGCGGCCCCTATTGCTCCTGCTCGTGGCGGCTGTCCTCGCGCTATTCGGTAAATGCCCGGAAGCTGTCACGGCCCTCGGTGCTACGGCCGGCCTCATCTTCGGAGGCCTCCTTCACGTACTCGCCGAGCCCGCCCTCCTCGCCGCCATCGGCGCCGGCCTGGCCATCACCGTCATCCGCGCCGGACGGGCGCACGCACGAGAGGCCCATTGATGCGCGCGCTCTACCTGCTCGCCATGTTCTTCCCGCTGATCCTGCTCGCCTTCCTCCTCGGACGAGGTTTCTAGTGAACGCTCCACCGTCCCGCATCGGTTGGGATCCGCTCGTTGCGGTGTCCCTGATTGCCGGTGTCGGGTTCACGGCGATCGCCGAGTACCAGCTCGCCAGAACAATCGGCGCGCCCGTCCCGGTGGCGGTACTCCTGCCCGTCGCCCTCGACGTGTACGTCGTCGCTGCGATCCGTCGCTCCCGCGGCCGGGACATCGCCCTCGCGCTCCTGTTGATGGGCGTCGCGCAGGTGTCAGCGCACATGCTCGAAGCCGGCGTCGTGGAGATCTCAGTACCGCTCGTCGCCGCCGTGTCGGTACTAGTACCGCTCGTCATCTGGCGAGTGCACGCACTGGCGGTACTGCCCGACAAGCAGCACGTGAAATCCGGTACCAAAGCGGGGGTCGCCGAGCATCCGGTACCGGATGCCACCGTCGAGCGAGTACCGGCACCGGAGACCGTCGCAGTACCGGATGCCGACCCGGTCCCGGTACCGGCTGCGAGCCGCCCGGAACTCGAAGCCGTACCGGAGTCAGTACCGGACCCGGTACCGGTACGGCCGCGTCGCCGCACCAGCAAGAGGACCGGGCGCAGTTCCGCCCCCAAGGCCCGCCCCAAGAAGACCGGTACTGCCTCGTTCGACGAGCACGTCCGTACCGCCATCGACTGGCTCGCCGACGACCCGACCCTGTCCGGTACCGCCATCGGCAAGAAGCTCGGTACCGGCGACTCCTACGGCCGGCGCGTCCGCCGCGAAGCCCTCGCCCAAGCCGGTACCGAACCGGCTCCTGGCCCCGAGCACCGGGACCACGACAGCAACGTCCCGACCCTCACCGGAAGCTGACCCATGACCACGACCGAGCCGATAACCGAGGTCGAAGAACGGCCTCTCAAGCTGGTCAAGCCGCCCGCCACCGAGACGCCCACGAAGACCCGTGCCGAGCGGCAGCGACTACGCCGCCTCAAGGCTGTGCTCGCCGACGAGCGCACCCGCGACGTGTACCGGCTCGCCGTCCGCCACGGCGCTTACGTTGCGGGCGGCGCCCGGATCATCACCCGCCGCGGATGGGACGACCGCAGTACCGCCCGCTACCAGCGGATGATCCGCACCGCTGAAGCCGCAGGGAACCGTGAACTCGCCGCCGACTGGGAAGAGCGCGCCCACCGGTTCCGGCAAGCACGCCACCAGCGCCGCATGGACCTCCTCACTTCCATGCGCAACGCGCCCAAAGCCGTCGGAGCCGGTGCCCTCACCGGCACGGGACTGCTCGCCGTCACCGGGATCGCCATCGCCGTCGCCAACAAGAACATCGCCGACATACTGCTGCCCTTCGAGTTCGTCATCGGCATCGTGAGCTGGGCATACGTCATCGCCAGCGTGGTGTGGGCGACCGTGAAGCTCGCAGGCCCCAGCCTGGCTGTGCTCGCCCTGTGGAACCTCGGACGCCAGCGGCAGGCGGCCCCGGCGTGGGCGCTGCCGGAGAAACTCCGCACTGACGGAGGCCCGATCACCCCGTCGATCGTGGTGAAAGCCTTCCGTGACCTGCGGATTAGCGACCTGAAGAAGGCCATCCTGGACATGGAGGATGGCGGCGCATCCATGCTGTCGCCGATCGTCATCGCAGGCTGCGGCGTCGAAGTCGACGTCACCTTGCCGTCCAGCGTCTCCACCGACGAGATCGAGGCAAAGCGGCGCAAGCTCGCCGAGAACCTCAACCGGCACGAGCACGAGCTGTACATTTCTGTCGCTCCGCAGCCGCGGACGGTGAAGCTGTGGATCGCCGACTCCGGTGCTCTCGACGAGCCGATCGGGCCGTCGCCGCTGGTCACAGACCCTGGCATGACCGCCGACTACAAGACCGGTCGTGCACCGTGGGGTGTCGACCTGCGCGGCGACGCCGTGTTGATGAGCCTGTTCCAGAAGATGGTGCTGGTCACGGGCCTGTCCAACCAGGGGAAGACGGCATCGTTGCGGGCCCTGGCTCTGTGGCTGGCTTTCGACCCGTCCGTCGAGTTCCGTATCGGTGACCTCAAGGGCATCGGCGACTGGCGAATGTTCGTCGGCCTCGCCACCGTCGTGATCGAGGGGCCGACGGACGAGCACGTCATGGACGTCACGCACATGGTCGAGGACGGGTTCGAGGAGATGAACCGGAGGCTGCAGGCCCCCGAGGGCACTGTGTTCAAACCGCTGGTCATCATCGTTGACGAGGCGCAGGTCGCCTACGGGTCGGGTGCCCGGGAGACCTATGTGACGGACAACGGGACCGTGAAGTTCGGGGCACCTTACGGCGGGTCCAAGAGCACGAGCAGGTACTTCCGGGCCGTCAAGGGCATCCACGACCAGGGCCGCGCCGTCAACGTGCTGATCTGGGAAGGCACCCAGGACCCGACGAACGAAAACCTGCCCAAGCGGTCCCGCGAGGGCAACCACATCCGGGCAGCGCTGGTCCTCGGCACCAAGTCCCAGGCCGAGATGGCGCTCGGCGAGGCGCCCGTAGAGAAGGGCGCCGCACCGCACAAGCTGCGGCAGGGCTTCGACAAGGGACAACTCGTAGCCGCAGGTGAGGGCGTCCCGCTGGCCCCCGGCCAGGTGTCGCTGAACGTGCGCACGCACTACATCAGCAACGACGACGCGAAGGAAGTCGCGGACCGGGCCAAGGCGCTGCGCAGGAAGGTCACCACGCTGCACAAGCTGGAGCCCGTCGAGGAACTGGACCCGCTGGCCGACATCGCAATCGTCATTGGCAGTACGGCGCGCATGCGGACGCAGGAAGTCCTTCAACTGCTGGCGGAACGCAACCCGGCTGGCTACCGAGAGTGGACGTTCCAGGACCTGAAGGAGGCCCTGGGAGTCGTCGACGCAGCCCCGCACAAGAGCGACGGGCAGATGGTCGTGGACCAACAGAAGGTCCAACGGGCCCTCGCCGAACGCGACTCCAAGGACCAGGGAGGCGAGAAGAAGACAGGGAGTTCTCCCTGAGGGCCTCCCTGAGGCGCCTGACCCCATCTGACCAGCACGAATCGCTCTTTCAGGGAGGCAGGGAGGCGCTCGCAGCCTCCCTGAAAGCCCCCGGAATCAGGGGTTTTCGAAGGAACGAGCCGGCTCCTCGACAACCCAGGACCGCACGGAAACGAGGAAGCCGATGCCATGCGTAGCCCACGACGAAGACCGACCCTGCGGCCGAGAGACCACCATGACCAGGCCCGTAGCGCTGTGTCACATCCATCGTGTTCAGGTCGCACTCGCTGTCATGCCCGAGCTGCTGAGCGAACACCTGGCAAGCGCCGCAACGCCACTCGCAATACCGAGCCTCTTACAGGGGCCCCATGACCCCATCGTCTACTTCCTCGGCCACCGCGACCGCATCAAGATCGGGTTCACGACCAATCTCAAGAAGCGCGTCAACGCCCTCGCGCTGCGCCCCGGCAGCATCCTGCTGGCCCTGGACGGCAGCGCCGATCTCGAGCAGGCCCTGCACGCCCGCTTCGCTCCTGCGCAGGTCGGTGACACCGAGTGGTTCGACAGCACCCCAGAGATCCGGCACTACATCGACAACCGCAGCACGTGGGCGCATGGACTGGCGCGGCGAGGGCCGCTGGACAACCAGAGAAGGCCAACGCTCGAACGGGCCTCGACCAATGCAGAGCGTGCAGTCCTGCTTGCCGATCTGGCAGAAGTTCTAGGAAGCGAGCCTCGTATGCGCACGAGGGAAGCACTGCAGCGTCTCGTCGAGAACGCGCCGGCCACGTATCGCAGCTGGACGTTCCGGGACCTCACCCAGGTACTTCGGGCCGCCAACTCGCCGCCTCGCACCTACCAGGGCTTTCCGGTCGTCGACCGGCAGTCCGTCCACACGGCTCTAGCCGCACAGCAGTCTCAGTAGCTACTTCACCCACCCAACCGAAGGAGTTCCGTGGCCAAGCCCAAGCCGTTGTACACGACCGGAGAGATCGCGCAGAACACGTTCATCGTCGGCACCGCCATGTTGCGCGGCGGGCGCCTCACCGACCGACAGAAGCGCCGTCTGGAACGAATCCGCGACAACGCCATGGACCGCGGCGGCGTCACCGACAAGCACTGACCAACCCAACCCGAGGAGAACCCATGTCCCACATGACCACCGCCCCGCCCGCCGTACCGGAGACCAGCCTGTCGATCGACACGTTCGAGACCGTCGGCACCCTCGACAACCTGCACCCCGCGAAGTGGACGTCGGTCGTCTACGACCACGACGGCCAAATAGTCGCCAGCTCCGGCCTGAAGGACAGCGACCAGGAGTCCATCGACGCCGTCAACGCCCTGCTCGCCACGGTCTGAGACCGAGAGGAGACCAGCCCCGTGAACGCGCTGCCCGAGCCGCGCCCGACCACAGTGGCCGGGCAGCCTGGCCCCACCCTGTCCGACTCCATCCTCGAAGCCGCGGTCGACAAGGCCATCGAGACGGCCCGCGAGGAGGGCACCAGCCCGCAGGTGTTGATCGGGAACACGCCGCACGTCTCACAACCCGACAGCCGCATCGTGCCCACCTGGGCGACGGGCATCGCGGTCGCCTCCCTCGGAGTTGGCGCCGGAGCGACGGGTCTCGGCTGTGCTGCCTGGCTGCTGTTCCAGGGGCTGTCGATGGTCAGCGTTCCGAGCCTGGAGCGGTTCGCATGGATCGTCATCGCCCCGTTCGCCGGACTCGCCATGGTCCTCACCGCCGGCGCCGCAGCCATCTCCAAGGCCAGGAAGGCGACCCCGCGCGAGATCCATAACCACAACAGCGGACCGGTCTTCGAGGACAACCGGCAGGACCACAGCACGACATCCACCCACAACAAGTGGTGGGGCAGGAGCTCCACCGAAACGGAGGGAAAGCCATGACCGACACCCCCACCACCCCGACCGTCGAGCAGTTGAGCGAGTCCGCGATCGCGCTCGGCGTCGAGGCGTACAAGGCCCACCGGGCGGCAGAACACACCGCGCCCGTCGTCAAGATGGCGTCCGCCGCCATTGCCAAAGCCGGGCAGGCCGGTGCTTCTGTCGGTTGGATCGCCGACCAGATCGACCTTCGGTATGCCGCATACCTGCTCAACATCCACACCCAGCCCGGATTTGAGGAGACCGTGGCGCTTGACGGAGACCTCGAGCACCCGGAGAACGCGGCCGGCGAGGTAGTCGACCTGACCGGGAAGGCGGCATGAGCGGGCCCCTCGCACCGAAGCGACTCGCCACGCTTGCCGCGGGTACGACGGCCGCGCTCGCCGCGGTCGCCGGCGCCAGTCATGCGGCGGGTGCACCCGAGACGCTCGTCGCCGCCACGGTCGGTGTCCTCGGCTTCGGCGGGGTATCCGTCGCCGCCGCCATACGCGGACAGAAGCAGGAGGCGGTCCGGTGACGATGCAGACGCCCATGAGTATCGGGGACGCGTTCAACGGCTTCGATTTCCGCACCAACGAGGGGCCCGAAGGGACCGACTACTTCTTCGCCGGACACCTCACGGCCGTACAGATCGCAGAAACGTACTACGCGATCTACCCCGAGCACCGGACCCGATTCCCGTACACCGTTGACCCGGGCAGCGTCCGCCACACGTGGACGCGGTTCACTGAGCACGCCGACGACTGCTATCTCGTGACGGGCGACGAGGAGCCGGGCCCGCTCAACTTCGAGGAGTTCTACATCTGTTGCACCTGCCACTCCGCAGGTAACTCGGAGGTGGGCACCGGCTACGAATACCGGCACGCCCACCCCGCCACAGAAGGCCAGTCCGGGGCGATACCCGTTACGTGGGTGTCCATCCCCATGGCCCGCGAGGAGCTCGCTGCCTGACCCGCAACATCAGCGCGCCCCGGCAGGTCTAGTGCCGGGGCGCTGCTGTGACCGTACATGGAGCCGACTGTTCCTCTCGCAGCGCGGGCAGACCAGTCGCATGTCGACGCCCGGGAACGACGAGCAACGGCGGGCCGAAGACGCCCGCTTGTGGGAGCACTGGCTGCACGAAGAGGAAATGATCTTCCAGCGCGGCAACCTGTTCCTCATCGCTCAATCGCTCCTCGCCGTCGCGTACAGCACGATCGCGACAGGCATCGGGGAGCATGGGCAAGCGCGCGTCATGGCCGCGTTCGGGATCGCGCTGACCCTGGGCTGGCTGTTCGTGGGCGACCGGCACCTCAAGTTTCACCAGGCGATCTATCGGCGCACTTTGGGGAGATTCCCTGATGTTGCAGCTACTGAGGCCGCTTGTCGCAGGCCGGGCCCCACTACGCTGCCGTTCATCATTTATGGCCTGCCGTCCATGGCCGCGGTCATGTGGATTGTTCTGCTGATCATCACCTAGGCCGACACGACAGGGCCCCGGCCGCTATCGGCGGTCGGGGCCTTCGTTAAGGCGTCTTCTTCAGGAGCTCGTCGAGTTCCGTCCGGCAGGCGTCTGAGTAGGCCTGTCGGCGAGACTCGAACGCGGGGCTGTAGTAACGCTCGTGGAACATGCTGCGGTCGCCGCCGTGTCTGAAGCTTATGAGGCCCTCGTCCAGCTCGCGTGCGTACTCATAGAGCGCCGTCGCGGCGGAGGCCACGGGTGCGGGCCCGTGGAGTTCGATGAGGGTGAACGATGTGACGAGCGGAGTCCATTCATCAAACAGGCTGAGCCACCGCTCCTCGTCATCGGGTGATCCATGGGAGTACGCCATGCAGGCATTGCGGTAGGCGGCAACATGGACGATGAAGTTCTCGTACACGGTGCGCCGTTTGTCGATCTCCGCTTTGCGGAGAGCGGCCTTCTCGCCTTCTTGTGCCTGCCTGAGGGCGTACCGGCTCGAGATTGCCTGACCTACGACGGCGGCGCCCCCACCGATGAGAGCGCCGATCACCCCTGCTATCGCACTATCCATGCGTGCGAGTCTCATGGTCGTGGAGATCAACTGTCAGGCGGTCGGCGCCGTTTGCTCTTGATCGTTACCCGCCGCCGGTACAGCACGCGCCACCCAGCCGCGGCCTGCCGCATCCGTCGGCGTGGTGGCGGGCTGTAACCCCATCCGCTCGCATAGCAGCCGCAGTTGCTCCAGGCAGGCTGCACGGGATCCGGCGCGCACCATGAACACGACGTCGTCCATGACTGGAGTGTGCCCGGGACGGTGGGGGAGTAGGGCCGAAACCCGGGAACCTTCGACTCAACGCTGCCTCAGGCCAAGGTCGACTCTCATGGCGACTGTGCCCACGTGCCGCAGTCACGTGAGGTGAACAGTTCTCCGGCGTTCACGGTTACCGTGATGCTCTTCGCAGCGGTTGCGAAGTGGTTGGCAAGGATGTCGCCGCCCTTTGTCGTCCGCTCCCAATAGCAGTCCGCGAGATCGCCCGTGGCACGGTACGTGCCTGGTGGTGCCGTTTCTGCGCTAAGCCCACCACCCTGCTTGATGGTGTACGTGCCCGACGACATGGTCCGAACCGACACTGATCCGCCGAGGGCCTCGGCAATCTCCGTTGCGTGCTGCGGACACAGGGGCTTCGCGCCCTCCTTGAGGACCCGCTTCATCCCGGCGGTCATCTCCGGCACCTGGTTCTTCGCGAGGGTCTCTGCCGCACCCGGCTCCCAAGAGTCCATCGACTCGCACATCATCAGCACGTACTCAGACGCCTGCGTATATCCCTCGGCCTCCCAGCCTTTGGCGTCCGCGGTTGTATCGAATGCCAACGATGCCTTCGTATCCGGGTACTCGTCGGACGGTTCTTCTTCTGACTCGTCGACGACGGCGTCGCCGCTATCGTCGCCGTAGCCCAAGTCCTTGTTGAGCTGGTCGATCGACTCGTCAGACGCTGTGGCCTTCTCGCGTGGAGTGTCATCTCCCCCGCAGCCCGCCGCACCGACCCCGAATACCGCCACTGCCATTACGGCAGCCCCCACCCTGCGCATGTTCCTCATGCCCCGCATAGTCCGCCGTCGATGCTGCAGGGAGAAGCGGTCTCCAGGATTCGCTGAACAGTCGTTACATTGCGGCGAGATGCCCTATCGCCCGCGGGTGCCATTGCGGGCCATGCGGGAGCGGGCGGCGTGGGTGCGGCCGGCGTTGCTGATGCGGGCGGCCTTCGTCTTGGAGGCCCCTTGTCGGCGGAGCGCGCGGTAGACGTTCCAGCGGCTGCGGTAGACGAAGCCATGGCGTCCGCCTCGATCGCTGACCATGCGCACCTCCGGCCTCAGCTTCACCTTCAATAATGCGCCCGAGTGGGGTGTTGGTCAGGCCATAGGGGTGAAGTTTGTGGTGGTGACCTACGATTCAAAGGTGAAGGGTGTTCATTCTGGAGTCGAGGAGACCCATGGCCGGCCCGTTTCCATACCGGAAGAAGAACACGCCCGACCGCGTCCATGCTGCCGAGGTCGTCTTCGAACTCAAGGCGCGCGGCCTGACGTTCGCCGCCATCGACGATCTCACCTCCGATCCCGACGGCCCCACCGGCGGGCATCGCATTGCCGCCAGCACTGCCCGCGATCTCGTTCGTGAAGAAGCCGCGCGCCGCCTCGACCCGAAGATCGACACGTGGCGGGCCGTCGTCCTCGAACGCATCGAGAACGCCCTCCCGCGCCTCGACCGCCTTGAGCAAGTCGCCCTCGGCGTCCTGGAGAAGCACCACATCACCGTCAACAACGGGCGGATCATCAAGCTCGACGACGGCGAACCCCTCGCCGACTACGGGCCCGTCCTCGCCGCCATCGACCGCCTCGTCAAAATCGAAGGCGAACGCACGAAGAACCACGACGCCCTCCGCAAACTCTTCGGCCTCGACATGCCCGTCCGAGTCGACGCCACCATCACCGAAACCACCCAACAGGACATTGAACTGCAGGAACTCATACGGGAAGCCAAGGTGAGGGTGGCGGGCGAAGAGCAGCAGATCACCGAAGGCGTCGACGAGGCCTGACATGGTGACCGCGGTCCGCCCGCGCGGCTATCTCGACGGCCTGGATGCCGAGTCGTTCGACCTTGACGTCTACCTCGCCCGGTTCGATGCCCGCCTTCTCGCCGACGAGGAGGGCCGGCGCACGCTCACGCGCCTGGACCCGCTGCTGTTTGCGCTCGTCTACGCCCGGCATCATCTCCGAGATCCCGGGGGTCGGTTGACGTTCGGTGACGCGCACCTGGACTGGTGCCGTGCGGCCCGCGCCTGGGTGCGGCCAGCGATCACGCCAGCCGAGCAGCGTGACGCCTACGTCGCTCCTCGCAACATGGGCAAGAGCACTTGGTGGTTCCTGCTACTGCCGCTGTGGGCTGCCGCCCACGGGCATGCCCGGTTCGCTGCGGCGTTCGCATCGTCCGCGACTCAGGCGGAGACGCATCTGGGCACGTTCAAGCGGGAGATCGACTCGAATGAACTGCTGCGCCGCGACTTTCTCGACCTGTGCAGTCCCGCGAAGCGGCCGTCGGGTGGGAACGTCGCGGACACGCAGAACATGTACATCGCGAAGAACGGGTTCGTGTTCGCGGCCCGCGGTATCGACTCGTCGAACCTCGGCATGAAGGTTGGTGAAGCCCGACCCGACCTCATCCTGTGCGATGACATTGAGCCCGATGAGTCGAGCTACAGCCTTGACCTGGCCCGCAAGCGGCGCACCACGCTCATCGACTCGATCCTGCCGCTCAATGTGTACGCGAGGGTGGTCATCTCCGGCACGGTCACCATGCCGGGCAGCATCATCCACCAACTGGTCAAGCACGGTCGGGGCGTCGAGACCGCGGACTGGATTGGCGAGGAGGGTTTCCGTGCGCATTGCACCGCGCCGATCGTGCAGCGTGCCGACGGAACGGAGCGCAGCGTGTGGCCGGCGAAGTGGCCGCTCGCCTACCTCAAGTCGATTGAGCACACCCGCTCGTTCGCGAAGAACTACGCCAACGACCCGATGGGTGCGGACGGTGAGCTGTGGGCGCCGGAAGACTTCCGCTATCCCGGCGACGAGGGTGTGGATCCGGTGACGCACATGATGCTGTCGATCGACCCGGCGGTCACCGCGAAGAAGGGCTCGGACTATACGGGGATGGCGGTCGTGTCGTGGTCGGCGCGGCATCGCCGGTGCACGGTGCATGCGGCGATCGGCTTGAAGATTCAGCCGGGCCCGCTGCTGCGGGAGCGAGTGCTGGCTCTGCTGGATGAGTATCCGCAGATCGGTCTGATTCTGATCGAGGTCAACCAGGGTGGCGATACGTGGGAGGCGATCCTTCATGGCATGCCGGTGAAGGTGAAGACGGTTTCGCAGGCGGAGAACAAGTTCACGCGCGCCGAGGGGGTGTTGAACCACTATCAGCGCGGCCGAGTCATTCACGCCCGCCGCCTGGTGGAGGCTGAGCAGCAGATGTGCGCGTTTCCGAAGGCCCCGCACGACGACCTGGTCGACGCTGTGGGTTCGGCGATCCGCCGGTTCATCCCCAACAAGCCGCGCGAGATCTTCAAGGCGAGTAGCGCCAGTTACCTTTGATTCAAAGGTGAAGCTATATGCTGGCCTTGATGAGAGGTGGCCGCTGTGTCGTTGAGTGAACTGATGTACGGGATCGGCGAGCTCGACGACGCGCGCCCCGGCTACCGCACCGCCCAGCAGTACTACGACGGCAACGTCCCCGAAGTATTCGCCTCCGCCCGCCTCCGCCGCGCCCTCGAAGACACGGGCGTCGACTTCCGGTTGAACTTCGCCAAAACCCCGGTCTCTGCCGTGCTCGACCGCCTCGAGATCGCAGCGATCACCGGCGCCGACGACGACCACACCAAACTCATCGCCAAGGTGTGGGACGACAACGTGATGGACCTCGAGGCCCCCGACATCCACTGCCACGCCTGCACCCTCGGCGATGCCTACCTCATCGTTCTCCCCGTCGAAGACGACAACGGGCAGGTCGTCGGGGTGGAAATGCACTACAACTCCCCGCAGACCGTCCGGGCAATCTACTCACAGGAGAACCCGCGCGAAGTCGACTACGTCATCAAGCAGTGGTGCGAGGAGCGGACCCTCGGCAAGGTCCAGCGGGCCGAGCTGTACTACGCAGACCGCACCGAGCGCTGGGCCACTAAGCCCGGTTCGGATGGGAAGCAGAAGGGGGACTGGGGGCATTGGCTCGCAGACCCCGACGAGGAGGGGGCAGTCCAAGACCCGGATTCGTGGATCATCGAACACGAATGGGGTCGCCCGCCCGTCTTCCACTTCCGCACCGACCGACCCTACGGGCGACCGGTGCACATCGATGCCTACGGCCCGCAGAACGCCATCAACAAGCTCAGCATCACGCACATGGGCACCGTCGACTACCAGGGCTTCCCGCAGCGCTACGCGCTCACCGACGCCGCCACCACCGACACTTCGGACCTCGAACCCGGAGACTTCGAAGACTTCCCGCCCGACGACGCCAGTAGTGGGCCCACCGACACAGGCGACGACAGCTCCCTGAAGGCCGGGCCCGGCGAAGTGTGGATGCTCCGCGGCTTCAAGTCCGTCGGCCAGCTCGACGCAGCGCAGCCGTCCGTCTTCCTCGACCCGATCTTGTTCGAAGTGCGGGCCATGGCGCAGATCACCACCACCCCCCTGCACCTCTTCGACCCGCAAGGGGACGTGCCATCGGGAGAGTCGCTACGAGCGAAGGACGGCCCGTTCGTCAAGAAGATCCGCAACCTGCAGCGTCACCTGGGCTCAACCTGGCGCGAGGCCTTCCAGTTCGCACTCGAACTCCTCGGTTTCCCGGCCGACATGGTCGATGTCCGCTGGGTGCCCGCCGCCACCGTGGAAGACAAGACAGGCTGGGAAACCGCCACAGAGAAGGTCCGCAACGGCGTCCCCCGCCGCCAAGTGCTCCTTGAAGCCGGCTACCGCGAAGAGCAGGTCGATAAGTGGCTGGCCGGCGTCGACGACGCCGAGCTCGCACGGCGCACCGACATCCTCGCCGCTGTTGCGGACAGTGCGCAGAAGTTGGGCGCCGCCACCACGCTCGGCGTCGTCAGCAGCGAGCAGGCGCAAGCCCTCCTCAACGGCGCGCTCTCCGATATTGAACTTCTCGCCGACGTTGAGGCCGTCACATGATGGCCCGACGCCGCCACCGGCCCGCCGAGCTGCTGGCGTTCATACGCGGCGAGCAGACCGACGCGGTGCGCGGCCTTGAGGACCGCATCGCCGCCGACGCCCTCGGCGACTCTGCGGAGCGGTTCGATGAACTGCAACGGCGCACCCTCATGGCGTGGACTACCGCATTCGGCAGCCCACAGCAGGACGCCACCGACGTGGGGGCGCTGCGCCGCATCCTGGCCGCCGTCCGCGCCGCAGTGCACCGCATCCTCGGACCGCTCGCCCCTCACTCCCAGAAGGCGCTAACCGCCCGCCTGGAGGAGGCTGTGCAGCTCGGCGCGCGACAGCATTCCGCCTACCTCGAACGCACAACTACCCGCCGCGGCATACAGGTTGCCGCCCGGGCCAGCCGCAGTCTGCGCGACACTGCCGCCATCATCGGCGACAGCATTGCCCGGCACCGTGACCGCGCGCTCGGCCTGCTGCAGACCGGTGTCGCATCCCGCTGGTCCCGCGTTGCCACCGGAATCGGTGCCGCCCGCAGCGCCCTCAGTGCAGTACGTGCCCACATCACCTGGACTGTTGGTAAAGCCGTCAACGAAGGACTCACCGAGAGCATCCGCGCGGTCGGCGCTCGCAAGCTGTGGGTGTCGGAGCGGGACGCCTGCGTGTCCTGCACCGCCTACGCCGGACTCGTCGTCGACGCCGATCAGGACTTCCCCGGCGGACTCTCCTGGGACCCGCAGCAGCGCGGACGCACCGAACCGGTCGCCGGGCCGCCCTTGCACCCCAACTGCCGCTGCCGGCTTGCCGCCTGGGAAGACGAGTGGGCGGTCGAAGGCGTGCCGTCGATGCCCGAGGCGCTGCGCCGCGAGGCCCGCCGCTCCATCGCCCGCGGCTGGTCGCTGCCCACCGAATCCGGTGCCGCCCGTGTCCGGGCGGCCCGCGAGCTCCTCCGCACTGGGGCGGGCCTGCCGAAGAGCGTGGAGGAGTTCGCCCGGCTTGCCGTATCGGCAGGCCGCTTCCAGAACCGCACCGTCCCTACCGGCCCGTGATGGGCAACCCGGAATCCCGAGATGGGAGCACCATGAACACCACCGAGCTCGACGGCATCAGCCTGCCGCCCGGAACCGTCATCGGCTACGTCGCCGGCCGACCCGTCTACAACATCGCCGGAAGCTCCGGCGAAGGAGAAGCCGACGGGGGAGACAGCGAGACTTCGGCAGACGAGCCGGAAGGCGACGAGGCGCCCCATGACACAACCGGCGGCGAAGAGGTCGAGGAGGCTGAGGAGCGGGAGACGCCCAAGCCGGCGCCGCCAGCCGACAAACCCGACGCGTACACGGCGCCGACTGAGGCGGAGTGGCGCAAGACGCAGGCCGCCTTGAAGAAGGCCAACGAGGACGGCAAGCGGCACCGGCTGCGGAACAAGGAGCTCGAAGAGGCGTCCCGCGCCAACGAGACGGAGCACGAGAAAGCACTGAGAGAGGAGCGGGAGAAGGGCGAAGGCCGGTTCCGTGCACCCTTGGTGAAGGCAGCGGCGAAGGCTGCGCTCGCGGAAGCGGGTGTCAGCGGTCCTGCCGATCGTGTGCTGCGGCTCCTTGACCTCGATGGGCTGTCGGTCGACGACGAGGGTGACGTCATCGGCCTGGACGGGGAGATCGACCGGATACGCGGCGAGTACCCGGAGTTCTTCCAGAACGCGAAGATGAAGCCGAAGGCAAGGCCAACAGCTGCGGACCGTAAGCCGGTTGAGGAGAAGCCCAAGTCCGCGGCGGAGCGGCACGCTGCTCGTGTGCTCGGCCGTACCGCTTGACACCAGCAGGTATATTCATCACCAGGTGAATTGATTCGGTGATCGGATCATCCGCCGCCCAGTACTGCGAGAGCGCCCGTGATGGGGCCCGCAACCCACAGCAGCCCCATCACACGCCCACAGGAGGGCACCCGTGGCACGCAACACCTACGAGGCCTGGATCCCGGAGGAAGACAGCTCCGAGGTCATCACCCGCGTACAGCAGATGTCCGCCGTCGAGGCCCTCGCCTCCCCGGAGCCCATGAGCTCCAACACCAAGAGCATTCCGCGCTCCGCGGGCGTCGGCGTCAGCCTCGTCGACAAGGGCGGCGCCTACAGCGAAGACACGTCCGCCAACGACGACGTCGTCCTCACCGCGAAGAAGGTCGGCAAGGCGATCCGTATCGCCGAGGAAGACATCGACGACTCGCTCGCCGACATCCTCGCCACCAAGATGAAGGACTGGGCGACCTCCTACTCCAAGTACATCGACAACGCGAGCCTCGCCGTCACCGCCGCGCTCGGCGTCAACGTGCCGTTCGCGTCGGTGTACTACACGCTCACGCAGACCGACGCGGCCACGGGCTACACCGCCAACGACAACATCACCACCGCCGCGAGCACCGGGGTCACCTACGACAACCTGTCCGCGGTCCTCGACGACGTCGAAGGCGGCGACTACTTCGACCTGTCCCGCACCGTCGTCATCGCACACCCGTCCTTCCGTGGCGTGCTGCGCACCATCAAGGACGACCAGAAGCAGCCCATTTTCGTACAGGGCCAGGGCGGCGACCGCGGCACTCCCGACACCCTGTTCGACCTGCCGGTGCGCTGGTCGCTCGGCTGCCGCCTCCACGCGACCGCCACCGACGCGCCTACCGGCAAGCCCATCCTTGTCGTCGCGAACCAGGACTTCCTGCGTCTCGGCCGCCGTTCGGGCCCGGAGTCCATCTTCATCGACGGCCGCGACGGACTGTCCGCGCTCACCGACGAGTCCATCCTCAAGATGCGCGCCCGCCGCGCCTTCAACCTGTCGCACCCGAAGGCCGCTGCCGTCCTGGTGGGGGCCTGATCATGGCTGCGGCGAAGAAGGCAGCAGAGAAGAAGCCAGAGGCTGAGGTTGCGAAGCGGTCCGCCGACGGCTCCGACGAGTGGAAGTGCGTCAAGGAGTTCGTCGTCCTCGGGGACGCCCTCACCGAGGACGGGCCGGGCCACGACGCGAACAAGGCGGTCGTGCTGCAGGAGGCAATCCAGCGCGGCCTGCACCCGCGCGGCGACGTCTCCTTCGACGGCACCGAACTCCTCAACGACGGCGTCTCCCGCGCACTGCGCTACAGCGTCGCCGTCGTGCCAGCCTCCTCGGATGCGGAGCCGGAAAAGACCACCACGCCCCGGGACCAGATCGAGGGCGGGGACTGATGGTCGACGCCTGGGCCACCCCGCAGCAGGTCACCGACATCACCGGTGTGACGGTGACCGATGCCCAGCTGGGGCTGGCACAGGCGTCGATCGAAATGTTCTCCAACAGGACCTACCCCGACACCGAGCGGATCCGGGCCCGCGACCTGTACTGGCTGCGCATGGCCGTCGCCTACCAAGCCGCATGGGAGCAGGGGCAGTTCGACCTGAACACACGCCTTGATGCCAACCAGGTGCAGCAGGACGGCGTCGTCGCCAACCTCGACAGCCGGGCCATGATGCTCGGCCCCCGGGCCAAGCAGGCGCTGCAGCGCTGCTCTTGGATGCGGTCCCGGACGATCCACGTGCGTTCCCCGTTCGAGGACGGGCAGCGCGCCTACGGCGACCCGCTGGCCGACTCCAGCGACGAAACCCTGCCGTGGACACCGATGGGCGGCAGCTGATGCACCTGGCGACCACCACGATCAGCATCCTCGGCGGCAGCAGCACCGACGAGTTCGGCGATGAAACCGACGGCATCACCGCTGTCGTAACCGGGCTCCCGGTCTCGCTCATCGAATCGACGCGCACCGCGATGGAGCCCGTCAGCGGAACACCCCGCATCATCCGCACCCACATCTGCCGCCTGCCACCCGGCACAGCAGTCGACGAAACCAACCGGATCAAAGACGAGACGACCGGCGAGATCTACATCGTCGTCGCCACCACCCGCAACGCCAACCCGGTCATCGCGCAGCCCCTGCGCGCAGACCTGAAACGCACAGGACGAGCCGCCTAGCTGGCTCCGACACAACCACCGCCCGCCCGGCACCTACGGCCCGTAAACGGCCAGCCGGGAAGGCACCCAGACCCGCCGGCCGTAAAGGAGGTGCAGGGCGATGCTGAGCGCGAACTATGAGGTCACCGTCAACCACGGCTGGCCCGGATGGGTCCGCAACGCCGTCACCCGCTACCTCCACAAACTCGGGCGCGAAATCCAGAACGACATGGAACGCATGGCCCCCGTCCGCACGGGCCGGCTCCGCGGCAGCCTCTACCACGAGGTCAACCGCGGACAGCTACGCGTCGGCGTCCGCAACGTCCCGTACTGGTCGACTGTCGAGTTCGGGTCCGGGCCACACGAGATCCGCCCCGTCGCCAAGAAGGCCCTGCACTGGCCCGGTGCCCGCCATCCCGTCAACCGCGTCCTGCACCCCGGCACCCCCGCGCAGCCGTTTATGCGGCCCGCCCTCTACAAGCGGCGGGGGAGGTTCTGATGACCGTCACCCCGCAGGCGAACACCGAACTCGTCGCCGTGGCCTGGCTGTCCAGCGCCTCCGGTATCGAAGCGGGGCAGGTCGCCACGACCCTGCCCGCAGCCGGCGGCGCCTGGGCGGACAACGGGTTCCTGCACGTCGTCGGCGCGGTCGGCGGCAGTCCGCAGATGTACTACGCGCTTCGCGAGCCCGTCGTCCAGATCGACGCCTACGCCGTCAACGTGAGCTCCGGGAAGCCGCCGTGGGGCAAGGCCGCCAGCTTGATGGAGCTCGTGGTCGCCGCAACCTATGACGAGGCGGGCCTGCAGCGGGTGCTCACGCTGCGTCCCGGCTACCCGCAGGCCCGCGTTCTGACCGCCCACTTCGCCTCCGAACCGCGCCGCATGCCGTCCGATGACGCCTCATACGCCCGCTTCCAGGCCGACCTCGCCCTGCACTGGATCACCCTCTAGGAGCCCCATGCCGACCGTCCGCACCACTATGCAGCCCGACGTCGAACTCGAGGTGTCCGACGCCGAGTACACCGACCTCGACCGCCAGGGACTCCTCGTCGAGGACCCCGGCGACTCCAAGCCCGTCCCCGCCGCCGCACCGGCCAAGACCCCGACCGTTGCGAAGAGCAAGGACTGACCCATGGCTGTCGTCGCCACCAACCTGATCATGGGGCCCGCCGATCTGTACATCGGGAACTTCGGGTCCGTCGAACCCCTCGACACCGTCGTCAACACCACGCCGGCCGCCTCCAGCTGGACAGACCTGGGCGGAACCCAGGACGGCGTGAAGATGACCGTCGACCAGACGTACACGCCGCTCGAGGTCGACCAGATCGTCGACGAGCCAGGCGCCCGCCTCACCAAGCGGCTCTTCACCATCGAGACCAACCTTGCCGAGGCGACCCTCGAGAACCTGCGTTACCTCCTCAACGACGGCACTGCGGCGAGCGGAGCTGGCTTTAAGAGCTACGAGCCGGTCTACGCCTCGAGCGCCACGCAGCCCACGTACCGGGCCGTGATCCTCGACGGCTACGCCCCCAACCAGCTGCGCCGCCGGTTCATCATCCGCAAGTGCCTGTCCAACGACAAGATCGAGACGACCTATAAGAAGGACGGGCAAACCCTGTTCACGGTCAAGTGGCAGGGCTTTTACGTGAGTCAGTCGATCGCCCCCTTCAAGATCACCGACGCGACCAGCTAGGAGCCACCGTGACCACCCGAGCGCCCAAGACCCGCACCGTTCCGGTGCCCACTCCCGCCGAGGACGACGGCATCCTCCGTATCACCACCACCCCCGCACCCCCGGTCCAAGAGATCGAGGAAGCACGCAGGGTGCTGTTCGCCATCGACGACGACGAGTTCACCGTCCCCAAGGTCATCGACGAACGCCTCGTCTACCTCGCCCTCGAATCCATGCGAAACGACGGCGCCCTGTTCTCCGGCCAGCGCCTCGTCGAACTCCTCCTCGGCAAGTCCCGCTACCGCCAACTGCTGGATTACTACGAGGCGCAGCGGATCACTCAAGCGAATTTCGACGCCATCGTCAGCAGCGTCTCCAAGCTGTTCTTCGACCACATGAACACCGACGACACGGCGGGAAAAGATACGTCCGCCTCGTAGAACACCTCGCGGGCTACCTGTGGATCCTCGACCACCGCGACGACCTCGACGCCGACTTCCTCGCCATCTACCGCATCGACCTCGAAACCACCGTCGTCGGAGCCAAACGCTTCCTCGCCCTCGCCGCACGCACCCCCGCCTACGACGGAGCCATGACCCTCGCCGTCAACAAAGAACAGCAGTCCGCAGCCGCACCTGCGACCAACCCTGACGCCCCGCAGGAAGTGTCCGTGGACGCCATGAACCTGATGATGCCCGGCCTGATCGAACGCACGGAGGTCTGACCATGTCATTCCTCATCGCATCCGGGCACGTCGAAGTCGACGCCAGGACAGAGAAGGCCAAGGCCGCGATCACCGGCATCATCGGCGCGATGGGCGCCCTGGGGCCCGCCGCCACCGTCGCAGGCGCCGGACTGGCATCAGCGGGAGTCGGCATCGCCGCATTCGGCGTGGCAGCCGGCAAGCAGGTCGCCGACCTGAAGAAGGCATCCGACGCCCAGAGCAAGTACCAGGACGCCGTCGAGACAAGCGGCAAGACCAGCAAGGAAGCCGTCAAGGCCGAACTCGCCTACCAGCAGACCCTGGCGAAGATGCCGAAGGCCACCAAGGAAGCCACCGCCGCATTCAGTGCGCTCAAGGACTCCTACAAGGGCTGGAGTGACTCGCTCGCCGGGGACACCATGCCAGTGTTCACCAAGTCTTTCCAGCTCTTCTCGGCTCTGCTTCCGAAGACGTCGGGCTTGGTACAGGGCACGTCGCGTGAGCTGAACCGCATGGTTACGCTGATCGCTGGCGGGGTGAACTCGCCGGGCTTCGATGCGTTCATGGGCAAGCTGACGTCGTTCAGCACGGCGACGCTACATACCCTCACCAGCGGAGTGATCAATCTGTCGCGGTCACTGTCGGGGTTCGCGGCCGGCGGCGGCTTCGACGGCTTCATGAGCAACGTCGAACGGGCCGGGCCCCTGATCGGCGAAACCCTCACCAACCTCGCCAAGGCGCTTCTCCATCTCGCGACGGCCGGCGGTGACATGGGTATCTCGCTGCTGACGGCCGCGAATGCGCTCGCGAAGCTCGTCAATGCCATTCCAACCGGGGTACTGAGCACGTTCTTGCAGCTGTATGCGGCGATGAAACTGCTGAGTGTCGGCATGCGTCTGGTCGGTGCCGTGGCGACTTCCACCGTGATGCAGAGGTTGGGGACGTTCTTCGCGGCGACGTGGGCGGGCGGCTTCCGTTCCGCGGTCAGCGGGGTTGTGCAGCGGATGTCGATGCTGCAGAAGGCGGCGGTAGGCCTGGGGGCGATCGCGGTCGTCGCCGTCGGCATCGACAAGCTGGCGGAGAAGGCGCGCGGTGCGCCCCCGGATGTCGACCGTCTGACGACGTCGCTCAAGAACCTGGCGACCACCGGGCAGTTCACAGGCGAGCTGAAGAAGTCGTTCGGCAACATCCAGGGCATGGTCAACGACCTCCGCAAGCTCCGTAAGGCGCAGCAGGAGATCGAAGACCAGCGGTCCAAGAGCAGCCAGAACGACCTGTTCAACTTCGAGAACCGCAGCAACCCGGTGGGCGACTGGTTCTGGGGCATGATCGATGACTTCAAGAAGGGCGGCGATTCAGCCAAGGCGCTCGAGGACAAGTTCGGTTCACTCGACAAGGCCCTCGCCCAGCTCGCCACCTCCGGCTACGGCAAGCAGGCCGCGCAGGACTTCCAAGCCATCCGCACGGCGCTGCGCGCCGACGGCATGTCCGATGCCGCCATCAACAAGACGTTCTCCGGATACAAGGCCGCTGTCGCCGACCTCAAGGCCGAACAGGCTCTCGCCGCCCAGGGAATGGGCTTGTTCGGGCAGCAGGCCGTCGCGACCAGCAACAAGCTCGCCGAACAGAAGGCCAGCGCGGACGGGCTCCGGCAGAGCATTCAGGCCCTCAACGATGTGAACCGGGCCGGACTGGGCGGCATGATCGGCTTCGAGCAGGCCATTGACGCCGCATCGAAGGCTGCCAAGGACAACGCGGGCGCCCTGACGATGTCCCACGGCCAGCTCAACCTCAACAGCGCGAAAGCCCAGGCGGCAGCGACCGCGTTGAACGATCTCGCATCGAAGACCGACGCCGCGGCGGCGTCCGCACGGGAGTCCGGGGCCTCCTGGGAGACCGTCAACGGCGTCTACAGCCGGGGCCGCGCCCAGCTCGTCGCGACCGCACAACAGATGGGCCTCACCAAGACGCAGGCCGGTCAGCTCGCCGACCAGATTCTGAAGATCCCGGACAGCAAGAAGACCAAAGTCCAGATGCAGCGCGAGGACGCCATCGCGGGCCTCAACGCCGTCATCTCCAAGATCAAGGCCACGCCGGGATCGAAGAGTGTCACCGTCAAGACGCTGTCCGCCAGCGCGATCAAGGCGCTGGAGTCGGTCGGCTTCAAGGTCACGCACCTGAAGGACGGCAGCGTCTCCGTCACCGCGAAGACCGGCACGGCGCAGTCCAACATCGGCAAGGTGCAGTCGGCGCGTGACCGGTTGTCGGGCAAGAACATCACCATCACCGCGACCTACCGCACCGTCTTCCAGACAGTCGGCCGTGCCCCGTCGCAGACGGCCAACCTGCTGCGCCAGCAGGCAAAGAACCTGGGCGGCGCCACAGGCGGTCGCTTCGGTGGCAGCTCGTTCCGCACCCACTACGACACGGGTGGGCGTGTGCTCGGCCCCGGTACGGGCACGTCTGATGACGTGTTCGCGCCGTGGCTGTCGAACGGTGAGTGGGTCATCAAGGCCGCAGCTGTCGCGAAGTACGGAGACCGGTTCCTCGCCGCCGTCAACGACGGCAGCTACAAGCCGGGCCCGCACTTCAAGAAGGGCGGCAAGCTCTCCGAGAAGCAGAAGGCCGCCATCGCAGCCGAGAAGCAGCGACAGAAGGAAGGCAAGTCCGCCCTCACCTCCGACACGACGTTCACCACGGCGGGCCGGCTGGCCGGCTACAAGTACACGGAGACCGTGCACGACCTGGGCATGCCGGAGTCGGTGTCGTCGCTCGTCACATCGATCAACACGTACCTGTCGAACATCAAGAAGGCGTTCACCGGCAAGACCGAGGCCTACCTGGTGTCGAAGCTGCAGTCGTCCGGTAAGGCGCTGCTCGCGAACCAGAAGAGGCTCGAAGACGTCAACAAGCGTCTCGACGCCGCGAAGTCGAATCTCGACGACCTGAAGGGCAAGTTCGACTCGCTGAAGACGTCGATCTCCTCGTCGCTCGTGAGCTTCGGCAACATCACGAAGATCGGCAAGTACGGCACCAGCACCGACACGCTGATCAAGCAGCTGCAGTCCGACACCAGCCGGACCACTGAGTTCTCCAAGATGCTCGACCAGCTCAAGTCGAAGGGCCTCAACGCCACCGCGATCGGCGACATCGCCGCGGCCGGCGTCACGGGCGGCGGCATGGCCACCGCTCAATCGCTGCTCAGTGCAACGCCCGACCAGATCAAGAAGATCAATGAGTTGCAGGCGCAGCTGCAGAAGTCCGCCGACGCGGCGGGCGCGACGGCTGCGAACGCCATGTACGGGGCCGGGATCGCCGCCGCGCAGGGTCTCGTGAAGGGTCTCACCGCCCAACAGACGGCTATCGAAAACGCGATGATGAAGATCGCGCAGTCGATGGAGAAAGCCATCAAGAAGGCGCTCGGGATCAAGTCCCCGTCCAAGGTGATGGAACCGATCGGGGACTACGCATTCCAGGGCGTCGAGAAGGGCTGGGTAAAGCGCGCCGCAGCAGGCAACACGATGATCACAGGTGGTCCCGCGCTGCGTGCCACACCGAGCATGGTGTCGACCGGTACACCGTCTGCAACCGGCGGCTTCGTCGTCCAGAACCTGAACCTGACCATCAGCGGATCCTTCGACTTCGCCTCCCCGGCCGAGCGCCGTGCCGCGGCCAAGGCCCTGGTGAAGGACATCAACGACGAACTCCGCGTCTACCAGCGGCAGAGGAGCTGAGCCGATGCAGGGCGACTACGGAGACCTCCAACTCGGCAGGCTCCTCCTCCGCGAGACCTTCAGGACGGGAGAAGCGAGCAGCGACAGCCGCAGCATGGAACTTGAGGGCGAGGAGTCGATGCCGCCGCTCACCCGCACCCAAGTGGTGTGGCGGCACGACAACCTCCTCGCCCTCGAGCAGGGCGGCATCCTGCCCGTGACATGGACGGACAAGCCGGAGCGCAACGGCTACTACCGGCTCACCAGCGCCTCCGCGGACTACACGGAATACCGGGGCGAGGTCATCACCTCGCAGTGGAAGGTCGGCCTGGACCGACTCGGCTCCGACAGCGAAGTCGACCTGCAATCCCGCCTCACCGGCGTTGTCCGCGCCAACGACTTCAGCCTCACCGGCGAACGCTGGCATGCCCCGCCGATCGGTCACTACGGCTACTTCACGGGCACGACGAACCCCTCAACAATGACGCGCACTGGCGCCGAGGGAGCGGTCACCGTGTACCGGGGAGTGCCCGAGAACGTCGCCCCGCGTTGGGGCTGTGCGCCCACCGCCTACCTCGGCGGGAGAGTACGGATCACATCGGCAGGCACGGAGTTGTGTGGGGTCGACCAGGCCCTACCACCTACCGGCTGGGCTCTCTCCAACGGACTGGTAAACGTCACGACCAGCGGCTCCGGGGCACTCGACGTGCAGACCTACACCGACGCAGGCTGGCGCTCCAAGACATGGAACGTCTCCGTCGCCGGACCAGGATCCACGATCACAGGGTGGGACGGCGCAACGGTGCTCCGCAACGACCCCGAGCAGGTCGTCCTACGTCTCACGAAGAGTCTCAACCCGGGGCGCGCCACACTCGACCTCACGCTCCGCCGCGGCTCCCGCTTCGTCGAGGGCTACCTCCAGACCGGCACGTCCACCACGCTGGCCGCCTACCTCGCCAGCGCCGAGATCTACACCAGCTTCGCAGCGTCCGGCTACATCACGGCCACCAACGACGACAGTGACGGCAACAGATTCGCCATCGGCTCTGCCCGCTCATTCACCGTCCACAGCAATGGCGGCATCACCAAGAGCAGCACTACAAGACTCGACTTCTGGATCGGCGCCGTCGCCTCCCAGGCCACCCTCAACTCCAACCCGACTTTCGAGACCGACACCAGCGGCTGGTCTACCGTAAACGCCACCGTCACCCGATCCAACGCGCAGGCCAAGAACGGGTCCTGGTCCGGGCTGCTCACTGCTGGTTCAGGATCCTCACCGCGCGTCAACTCTCTCCCTAACTCTCCCGTCGTCGCCGGACAGAGCTATCGCTCATCGGGATGGCTGTTCGCGCCCTCCGCCATCCCGACCGGTGTCGCCGTGAACATCAACTGGTACGACGGCAGCAACACGTACATGAGCACGTCCACGAACTCGACGACACCAGCCGCCGCTACCTGGTTCTTCATGGACAGCGCTTTCACCGCGCCGGTCGGCGCGGCATTCGGCAACGTGTCGATGTGGATGACCGGAACTCCCGGCGCCGGAACAGTCCTGCATGGCGACGATCTTCGGCTACGTGCAACGACGCCGTCCGGTGACACTGTCGTCGACTTGCAAAACCAGTACATCGCCGCGATGCCCGAGACGACGTATGCGGTGAGGCGCTGATGGCCGTCACCGAAGTCCTCGAAGCGCTCGGCTCCTTCGAGATCAGCATCAATCCGGAGGTGCCGCGGGAAGTCCTCGACGCTGTTCAGTACTTCGGGCACATCGCGATCGTCCCCGGTCGTGTCAACCCTGCCGCCACCGGAGACGGACTCCTCGATGCTGCCCGCTACGTCGGCGTGGTGCGCGGCCGGGCCGTCGACGATGACCGCCGCACCAAGCGCGTCGAGGACGCCACCCGCATCAGCGGCGTCGGTATGGCGTTCTGGCTCGGAGACGAAGACGAGAAGGGCGCCGTCTACGAAACCCCCGTCGAGATCAACAGCGCCAGCTTCGCCAACTCCGTCCGCGTGCTCTTGCCCGCCTCCGGAGCCGTCACGGAAGGCACCCTCTACGGCGGCGTCGCAGGCGCCTACTCCGGCCGCCACCAGTACGAAACCCCACGCAAGGCCATCACCTACGTATGCGACACCATGTCCACCACCACCGTCCCCGTCGGCTGGCGCGTCAACAACGACGGCAGCCTCGACGCCGGACCCGAGACCAGCCTGTTCAGGACCGCACCGACGTGCGTCATCGTGAAGACCGGAACCGGCGAGGATTTGGCGATGCGCGCGCTGCCTGGCACGACGGGCGTGAGCCGCGACATGGAGGACTACAGCACCCGCGTCGTCCTCCTCGCCGAGGGCGAGGGCGAATCGATCGCCACGGGCACCGCCAACCTTCCGACGCCGACCCTGTACAGGGACATTCACGGCAACACGCTTGAGCTCACACGCCTGGTCTCCGAGTCCGACACGACGATCCCCAACGCGGACACCCGGGCCGCGGTTGCGCTCGCCCAGTACACGGCCAGCCGCGACACCCTGGAACTGTCCACCAGCGACTACGACATCCAAGGCTCCTTCGACGTCGGCGACTACGTGTGGGTGTACGACCCCGACCAGGGCCTCGTCGACACCAGCAACGAGATCACGTTCCGCGGGCAGCGCATCAACCCGATCCGGCTCCGCATCGCCGAAACCAGCTGGCCCGTCACCGCCGGGAACACGGTCGCCTACCGCGCAGCCGACGGCACCTGGTACGACCTCACCGACTACACCGAATTCGAATCCGCCACCGACGTCCGCATCACCGTCGGAGACTTCGGCCGCGCTCTCACGACCGCCGGCACGCAGCCCGTCGGCTCCCGCCCCAGCCAGGACAGCTCAGTGCCCGGCATCACCGCGTTCGTCACGCCGTTCGTAGGCACCGCTTACCTGACCGCCGAGGGCTTCACCCGGGCCCGCATCATCCTCGCCTGGAACGCACCCCTCAACGTCGACGGCAGTACCGTCCTCGACGGCGACCACTACGAGATCCGCTATACCGTCGACACCGACACCACCTACTCCGCCACCTGGGCACAAGTCTCCGGCAGCGCCTGGCAGGACCTCCAGACGTGGGCGCAGCCTCTCGCCGCAGCGGGGGAGTGGCAGACCCAGTACGTCGCCTGGGGCGCCTCCACCGCCCAACTCCTCGACCTCTCCCCGGGCGTGGGCTACGACGTACAGATCCGTGCCGTCGACAAGGCCGGAAACCTCGGCGCCTGGTCGCCCGCAACCACGTTCGTCGCAGTCCAGGACAACATCGCGCCCTCCACCCCCGCGGCGCCTGCCGTGGCCGGATCGCGGATCGCTCTGCAGATCACCCACCAACTCGGCAAGAGCAGCGGCGGCACCTTCAACTTGGAATCCGACCTCGACCACTTTGAGATCCACGTCGGCGCCGTCATCACGTTCACCCCGGACACGACCACCCTGAAGGGCAAGACGCCCGCAAACTCCGGGATGATCCAGGCGCAGATCCCCGTCGTCGCCACCGTCCAAGTCGAGGAGACAACAGCCCGCTGGGTGAAGGTCGTCGCGGTCGACATCACCGGCAACAAATCCAACGCGTCCACGGCCGCATCGGCGACCGCGCTCCTCATCGACGACGCCCACATCTCCGACCTCACCGTCTCTAAGGTCACGGCGGGAACCATCTCCGCGAACTGGCTCCTCGGCGCCAGCATCCGCACCGCCACCGCCGGCGCCCGCGTCGAACTCAACGCCGCCGGCCTCCAGGCCTACAACGCAGGCGGCACACGTACCGTCAACATCGCCTCCGCAGACGGATCCGTGAACCTGCTCGGGCAGATCGTGTCCGGTACCAGCGGCCGCCGCGTCGAGATCATGCCCACAAGCACGTTCCTCCCCGAGATCCGCTTCTACGCCAACACCGGCACCAACTACGCCTACATCAACGCCACCTCAACAGGCACCGACGCCAGCCTCGGCGTCAACAGCGGAACCTTCGACGACGCGGGCGTCACGGCGTACCACCGCATCTTCATGACGGACTCCACGGCACGCTACGAAGTCATCCGACAGGACACACAAGCACGCCGAGGCGGATACATGATCCTCCAGCCCGGCGGCTACTACGCGGGCGTCAACTCCGGCGGCGCCGACGGGGGCATCATCGCCGCCGGTACAGGCCAGCTGAAAGCCGGATGGGACAGCGGTGCCTCGGCAACCGCCAACTACATGCTGTGGCAGTCCAACTTGACCCGCCACTTCGGACGTTGGGGAGACTTCTTCCTCCCCAACAGCAACGAAGGACTGTTCACCGGAACCGTCACCGGCCCTTCGGGCGGCACCACCATGTCGATGAGTTTCGGAACCACGATGGACACGCAGCTCGCGCCCATCGTCTCGATCCGCGACGCCCCCACGGTGGCGAACACGCGCGGCTTCGTGGTCAGCGCGTCCAGTACGACCGGCTTCACCGTGCAACTCTCCGGCGCCGCCGACGGCGCATGGTCCGTCTACTTCTGGTGCTTCAGGATCTGACATGGCAGCTAGCGAATACACAGTCCAAGCGGTCAGCGAATACTGGCCCAACCCCGATACGCCCTGCTGGGCCGTCGACATGACGAAGCCGGACGGCGGCTCCCACCGGCATGTCTTCCCGAAGCACACGCTCGAGCAGCGCGCCGCCGAATATGGCATCGAACCGACCGCCGTCGAAGATCTCCTCGACATCGTCCTCCACGAGCCCTACGCCCCCCACCCCGACGACCCCGACTCTGACGATCCAGCGGCAGCGGCGGGTCTCGTCTCCCCGGCGCTCGTCTCCCGCGGCGCTACCCGCAAGGGCGACCTCATCCCGACGACGCTCTACACCGCTCCGGACGCCGCCACAGCCCTCGCAGCGCACCGCACCCGCATCGACTACGCCAAGACCAAACGAGTCCGCGTCGCACCACCCAAGAACGGCAAGGACCCCCTCGACATCATCCGCGGCAACCACGACATCGACCCTGCCCGCGTGGCCGCCAAAGCGCAGACAATCAACCATCGGCGCCTCGTCGCCCAAGGCCGCGCACAGGCGACGCCAGCGATCCCGAATGTTGCGAGGAAGGACGAACCCCACCGTGCCTGAAACCCCGACCCCACGGCTCAGCCTCTACAAGCCGCTGAACAGCGGCAGCGAACTCGTCAACGTCCAACAGGACTTGAACAACAACTGGGACAAGGTCGACAGCGCCGCCGGCTTCCAGATCGTCACCTCAGGCACCCGCCCCGCAGCACCCTACGCAGGCAAGGCGATAGCCGAGTCCGACACCGCCTACCGCACCTACTTCTCCAACGGCACGGCGCCGGCGTCCGGCTCCTGGGTAGAGATCCCCAACAGCTCCGGCAGCTACGGCGGCAACCTCAACCTGGCCATCGGCAAGCAACTCAACATCGGCGGCTCGCTCAGCACTGCCGCTTACGCATGCGTGTTCGGCAGCTCAACCGGGGACTTCGTCATCTCCAGCCGGGTCACCGGCGACGGCACCTCCCGCCTGACCCTGCGCGCCGATGGCCAACTCGGCTGGAGCTCCGGCGCCGCAGCCACCGACGTCACCGTCCAGCGCAGCTCCGCCAGCACCCTCACTCTCACCGGCAACCTCACCGTCACAGGTGTCGGCCAGTACCAGTTCGTCCGCAAGACCGCAGACGAGACAGTCACCAACAGCGCCGCCTACCAAAACGACGACCACCTCGTCGTCCCTGTCGTCGCCAACGGCGTCTACCAAGTCGACGGCTACATCGTCTATCAGACCGCCTCAGCGGCAGGCATCAACCTGCGCATGACCGGCCCGACAGGCACCGGGCTCTGGACGTTCACCGGACTCAGCGCCTCGGGAGGGACGAACGACACGGCAACCATGCGCGCAGCCACCGGCACCAACGGATCGGGTACCGCCCTTCTCGGCGGCGCGTCCGGGAACATCTCCGCGTCACTGCGAGGCACCTTCACGCCCACAGCATCAGGGAACCTGCAGTTCGAGTGGTCGCAGAACGCGGCGAACGTGACCGGGACGATCGTGCGCGCGAACTCGTGGCTGGCCTTGACCCGTGTCGCCTAGGTCAGGGCTGCATCGTGCTCTCCGGGCCGGTGGACGCCGGATCGGGGGCCGGTGACGGCGACGAAGCACCCCGCAACTGCTCGAGCTCCGTTTCCAGCTCGGCAACTCGCGCCTTTAGGAGAACGTTCGCGTCCGCAGCCTGCCCGTATTCGCGACGGAACGCCTCGAGTGCGGCCTCGACACTGATCTGCTGGCCCTGACTCATGCGGTCACCTTCTCGGCGAGCTCCCGGTACCGGTCCAAGAGCGTCGTGTTGTTGAGGAACGGGTGCTGCGGGAAGAACGACCAGTGCGCGACCACGGCGTCGCCGCGCAAGATGTTCGGCACGCCCTTCGCCGCCGGCTGATGCACGGTGTGCCAGGACTCCTCCTCATCCGGGACGAGGATGCCGGGCTGGGGGAGCGCCGCATAGTCCTCACCGCGGGAGGCGAAGCAGGAGACGGAGAACTGGGTGCCGGGCTGCAGCGGGAAGTCCTGATACAGGTACAGGTCTTCGACCGTTCCGGCGGTGACGTGGTCGAGGAGCAGCTCGTGCAGCTTCACGGCGAACGGGCCGTTGGCCCAGCCGGTCGGGTCCATGCAGTACGGCCCCACCTCGCCCCACTCCATTGGGATCTTGCCGCACAGCTGCAGGAAGTGGGAGCAGATCGCATTGTTGATGATGATCGGAAACACCGCGACCGGGGCGGGCATCTCGATGCGGGCCCGCACCAGGTTCACGACCGCATCCTCGTGCACGTACACGAGGTCGTCATCCATGCGCACGTACACAGTGTCCGAGTCGGTCATGTAGCGGTAGGCGAGCCCCGTGTACCGCTGTTTCGGCAGTCGGCCCAGGGCGATGCCCTCGGGGCGTTCTACGAGCTTGAACCAGTCGTGCTGGGACGCGAGTTCGTGCGCGTAGGCGATGTCGGCTTCCTGGCCGGCCGGGTCGGTGTTCATGTACGCCCACACCTCGTCGATCAGCCCGCGCTCGACATCGCGGCGCAGGTACTGGATCAGGATGCTGTAGGTGGGGACGCGCCCGTAGGGCGTCCAGGCGATGACACGCTTGCCGTCGATCACGCTGCTGTCCTCTCTCGGGACGGCGCGAGCGCAGCCTCCCACTGTCGGTTGGTGGCTTGCAGGATCGACCCAGAGGCTTCGGCGCGGGCAGCCAAACCGATGCGCTGCCGCAGCTCCGGATCGTCGGCGAGCTGCTTCAGCCGTCGACCCCACTCGTGCTCGCGCCGCACCAGGAACCCGGTCTCCCCATGCCGGATCACCCGCCGGTACGGCTCAATGTCCGAGGCAATCAGCGGAATGCCGAGCATGGATGCCTCGAGGAACTTCGTCGGGAACTTCGCCCGGTTGAACGCCGTGTCCCGGTACGGAGCCACCCACACGTCGAAGCCGGACACCGCCTGCAGGTACTGGCCGAAGTTCTCCACCCAACCGAGCGCACCGAGCCGACTGCCCTTCAGCCCGAGGGCGACAGCGGTGCGCGCGTCGATACCGACGAGCTTCACCTCCACCTGACGGCCCGGGTATGCGGCGATCCGGTTCAACGCCCGCACCGCCTCCGGGAGCTCGTGGACAGTCGACGCGGTGCCCGCCCAGCCCACCGACAGCGTCTCGGAGGAGTAGTCGCGAGGCTCGCCCAGATGCTGCGCTGGTAGCCCGTTAGGAACCACGCGAACGTCGTCGTGATGCTCACGCAGAATCCGGGCGAGTGGCTCGGAGCAGCACGTCACCGTGTCGGCGAGCTGCATGTTGGTGACCAGGCTCCGCAGCATGGCGGCATCCCAGACGCGGTTCGCGGCGACGTTGGTCTCGTCGAGGTGGAAGTAGTCGTCGTCGAGATCCATAACGAGCCGGATCCCTGCCTCCCGCATCTCCCGCCACGTCGCCGACGGGCCCGGTTTCGCGACACGGCACCCCACGACAACGTTCAGACCCTGCTCCCGCCAGTCGTCCGGCAGGCGTGGCCCAGCGCTCGTCTCGTGGCCGAGCCAGTGCAGCGACATCGCAGGTAGCACCCCGCGGTACAGGCCCGACCCGGAGCTGTCCGCCGTCCAGAAGTGGACGCGCATCAGGCTGCCGCCAGGTAGCCGGGGAGCCACGTCTCGGCGTAGTAGCGGACGGTGTGGTGGATGCCCTCGTCGAGCGGCACGAAGTCGGCGGCCGTCATGCCGATCTGCTGAAGCGTGGACGTGTCGGCGGACACGACCGCGTTCGGGACTTCGCCAGGCCGCATCGGCAGATGCGTCACGGGGACGCGAGGGCGGCTGGTGATGCGGGCGGCTTCGTCGACGACGAGCTGCGCCACCTCATTGATCTCACAGGACTTGAGCGGGCCAGCCTCGATCGGCCGCTCCGCAGGACCGTGGGCCGTGGTGTGCTCGAGCGCCTGCACGAAGACCTTCGCGACGTCCCCGACGTAGACGCAGTCGGAGACCTGCGTGCCATCCCCGTACACTTCGATGGGCGCCCCAGTGAGGGCGCGGCACGTGAACGCGGGCAGCACCTTGCGAACCTTGCTCGTGCCATACGGTGCGGCGACGGACTGGCCAGGGCCGTAGGCATTGACCGGCCGGACGATGGCGATGCGCCCGCCGCGGTAGGCGTTGAACATGCGGGCATAGTCCTCGGCTGCCGTCTTGCTGATCGTGTAGGAGCCGGTGCCGTGATCACGCATCCACGCGTTCCCGACTCCCGCGTAGGCGACGGGCAGCCCGTACTGGTCGGCGGCCTCGAACACGTTCAAGCTGCCGCGGATGTTGGTCTCCGCACTGGGGCGGGGGTTACCGATCGTCTCCTGCGTGCCGAGCACGGCCGCCAGATGGATGACCCCTTCGACGTGCGCGGCCAGCTCGACGACTGCGGTCTCGTCACGCACGTCCCCGAGGAAGAACTCCTCGCCGGCAGCCATGGGCGTGTGCGGGTGGCGGTCGAAGACGACTACCTCATGCCCGCGGGCGAGGAGTTCGGTACGGACCCATGAGCCGATGAAGCCCTGCCCGCCAGTGACGCCGATCTTCATGACTGCTCCTCGCTGGTGGTGTCGAGCCAGGGGGTTGCGGACTGCGCGGCACGGGTGACGGCATCCCAGAACTCACGTGCCGCGGGATCGGGTTCGTAGTCGGGCCCGGTCTCGATCTGGCCGTCGGGGCGAATGCCGACCGTGAGCTGGCCATCGTCGGCGTACAGAGCGACGACGTACTTGGGCTCGCCGCTCATCGTGAACTCCAGGCCGCAGGCGTGTAGTCGATGCGCATCTCGGCGGGCTGGGCGAAGACGGTGTAGGCGAACAGCAGGGCGAGCGCTGCCGTGATGACGGTCATGGGCGAGCTCCTGTGCGGGTGGCGTGTGCGGGTTGGGCGCGGGATCTGAGTGGTGGGGGAGTAGACCCGCACGGCCACACCCCCACCACAGGACCCCTGAGCACTGGAATCCCAACCCCACGATACCTGCGGTTCGTAGGTTAAGTGCGGGGTTCAGGCTACGATTTGAAGGTATCGCCTGTCATTGAGGAGGCAGTATGGCCACCGTCTGCAAGTTCTACCGCGGGGAAAGACCCCAACTGATCCCGCCCAACGAGTGGACGCTCGTCACCTACGAGGCCGTCCTCAGCAACGACCGCAAGATGGCTCGCGATGCGGCCCTGATCCAGCCGCCGTTCGACGGCGACTTCCTCTGGTTCCGCAACCTCCGCTGGGGCGCCATCGTGCTCCCCGACGGCGACCTCCGCCAGCGGCAGATCATGTCCCGCTTCATCCGCGACCCGCACGGCATCCGCGACGACACCGGAGCCGACGACCGCACCGCCACACCCGGCCGCTCCTGGCAGACCGTGAGCTGGGCATTCGCAGGCCAGGCCAACATGCCCGTCGGCGTCGAAGTCTGGCACGACCACCACGAACCGTGGGCCCTCGAACACGCCCAATTCGTCGGCTGCACCGGCGACTACTAGAAGAGAGCCCCGCATGGCCACACCGCTCACCGCGGACCGTCTCCTCGCCGCCCTCAAGGCCGAAGGCGTGAAGGTCGCCGAACACTCCGGATGGCGAACCCACAACCGCAACAGCGTGGGCACGTGGGGAGGCGTCAACGGCGTCCTCATCCACCACACCGCCGGCAGTAACAGCCTCGGCGTTGTCTACTCAGGCCGTTCCGACCTGCCCGGCCCGCTCGCTCACACGCACCTCGCCAAGACGGGCACGGCGACCATGGTCGGCAACGGCCGCGCCAACCATGCCGGCAAAGCCGCCGTCAACGCGTTCAACGCGCTCGTCAACGAGTCCGCCACCCACCCGAAGCCATCCGCCGCATCCGGCACCGTCGACGGCAACGCCCACCTGTACGGCATCGAAATCGAGAACCTCGGCAACGGACGCGACCCATACCCCGCCGTGCAATACGACGCCGCCGTCCGCTGGGCCGCTGCGATCTGCCGCGCACACGGCTGGTCCGCGAACTCGGTCGCCGGCCACAAGGAGACGTCCGTCGAAGGCAAGGTCGACCCGTCCTTCGACATGAACAAGTTCCGCACCGACGTCGCGGAACGCCTCAAGCACGCCGCCAGCTGGAGCCCCGGCGGCGCCACGACCCCTTCGACGAGCGGAGAACTCGACATGGACGCCAAGGCTGTTCACGAAGCCGTATGGGGCCGGGACGCGATCCCGTCCCCGACCACCGTGTCCACGCACAAGACCAACACCACGTGGAAGGCGGAAAGCTACCTCCCCGAGATCATCGACCGCCTGTCCCGCCTCACCGACAAGGTCGACGCACTCACCACGACCGTCGACGAACTCAGCAAGAAGGTGAGCTGACCATGAAGATCTTCGGCCGTGAGCCTGTCGTCGTCCTCAACACGTTGTCCGCGATCCTCGGCCTGGTCGTGTCGCTCGGCATCACCAGCCTGTCGGCAGCGACCGCGGGCGGCATCGTCGCTGTCGTCTCCGCGATCCTCGGCGCCATCGCCGCCGCCATGACCCGCCCCGTCGCCCCGCAAGCCTTCACCGCTGTCGTCACTGCGGGCGCCGTCCTCGTCGGCACGTTCGGCTACGAGGTCTCTCAAGGAACCATCGGCGCCATCAACACGGCCGTCCTCGCGGTCCTGACGCTCCTGACCCGCGCACAGGTCACGCCGTCGAGCCCGACCGCGCCAGCAACCTCGACGAACGTCTGACGTAGGAGCACCACGTGCCCGATGAGCCGACCCTCGGCGAGGTCATCCGACGCTTCGAGGACCGGTTCACCGACGTCCGAGACGACATCCAAGACCTCGGTAAAAACCTTGAGAAGAAGGTCGACCAGCGGATCTACGACCTGCGGCACGACGCACTCGCCGCCCGCGTAGCCACGCTGGAGACACTTCGGGAGAAGGATGCCGAACGGATCGTCGCCACCCGCAGGTGGCTGATCGGCGCGGTCATCGTGCCGCTGATCGGCATCCTCCTGCCCGTCATCATTCTGTTGCTGGGAGCGGGCTCATGACGCGATCAGCGATCCGCACCGAAGAACGCCGCTGGCGCCGCGGCGACCTCCTCGCCATCTGCGCAGCCATCATCTTCGGTATCGCCATGGCGTGGATCGTCCTGCGTGTACAGGCACTGACCAGCGACCTCCAAACCCAGTACGTGGCCCGCGATGCACTCGCCCGTCAGGTGGAACGCCTCGGCGGGCAGCCCGTAGGCGGCCCGCCCGGATCGCGCGGCGAACCGGGCAAGACGGTCCGAGGCCCCCGCGGAGAGAGCGGCCCCAAGGGCGATACCGGGAAGACCGGTAGCCCCGGCCCGACTGGATCGCCCGGCAAGAACGGTGCGGACGGAGACGCCGGCAACGACGGGGCGGACGGCGTCGGGGAGAACGGCGAGAGCGGCGCCCCCGGCAATGCTGGCGTCGACGGTCAACAGGGCGCCCAGGGCGAACCAGGGCCCGCAGGACCACAAGGCGAACCCGGGGCAGCTGGCGCCGATGGCGCCGATGGGAAGGATGGCCGCGACGGGCAAACCTGCCCCGACGGCTACTCACTGCAGGCGCCGGTCGACGACCCGGACGCACTCATCTGCCGCCGTGACAGCGCACCCAACGAAGAACCCGACCCCGCGCCTTCCACGGCCGCCCTGGATCCACAACGCCGCCAATACCCATAGGGAAGCCCGCAATATGGGGGCACGGTGGTAGGAGGAGGCGGCGTTCCGGCTTGGGTGCGACTAGGGCTCGACGAACGGGGCCGGGCCGAGACCTGCGAGGCCAACCTCCGTGCTGCCGCTGGTTGCCATGAACCTGCTCTCCCTGCCGTTCGGCATGCGGAGAACCCCTGGAGCGGCGTCGAACAGGTCGATGTTGCTGGACGGGTCGGTGAGCGTGACGCTGCCCGCCCACGTGCTGTCGCGGTCGGACTCCCGGTTGTCGGTGCGTGTTGGGTCGTACCGCAGCACCAGGGACGCGGTGACTTCAGCTTCCCGCCCATCCGGGAACAAGACCGTCGCGGGGCCAACGTAGCGGTGCCGGCCGTCGCCGGGATGAAAGGGAGCTCGCTCTGCCATGCGCGGAGGCTAGCCCTGAATCTGTTCGAACGGGACCCGGGCAACCGTTCCGAACAACTAGGTAGCGCATAACGTTCCCTGGAGCGCTGCGAGTTGGTGTTCGGCGCGCGACATCGGGGCGTTCATCAATCGGTCGTTACGCGCGATCGGCAGTTGATGAACGTAGGTCTGGCGTAGATGCACCCGAACTCGTTCATCAAACGGTTCAACAACAGATAGCGTTCAACTAGGCATCCACACCCCTTAGTTGAATGCGAGGCTGCATGGCTCTGGTCGGGCTCGTCCGAGTTTCAACCGACAAGCAGAACGTTGACCGCCAGCACGACGCGCTCGACCCGCTCTGCGTCAAGGTCTTCGAGGAGAAGGTGTCCGGCAAGCTGGCCGTCGATGAACGCCCCGGCCTCAGCGCCGCCCTCGACTACCTTCGCGACGGCGACATGCTCGCCGTCCAGGAAGTCGACCGCCTCGGCCGCGACACACTGACCGGCCTCATGACCATCGCCGAACTCTTCAAGCGGGACATCGCCGTCAAGGTCCTCGAAGGTGTCGGCGCCGGCGAGCACAAGGAGTCGAACCTTCTCCTCGAACTCGCTCTCGTCCTGGCTGCGGAACGGCGACGCGACATCGTCCGCAAAACGAACGACGGCCTCGCGGCTGCCCGTGCGCGGGGACGAGTAGGCGGGCGACGCCCCGTAATGACGGAGGCGCTGACGATCCAAGCCGTCGCCCTGCAAGCCAAGGGCTTCAGTCTCAAGCAGATCCAGCCGCACCTCCGGATCGCCGAAGGCAAGAACAAGGGGAAGAACCCCAGCGTCGGCGCCATCTCGCAGGCGCTCCGAGGGCACGACGAAACGTCAGCGGTGGCAAGCGACGACTAACCCCGGGTCACGGCATCGGCACGTGAACGGCTTGCTCCTGACCGTCCCACGTGAAGTGGAGCGTCGTCGGAACGTTGGCCATGGAGGTCACGAGGAACTGGCAAGCCTGACGGGCCTCCAGCGCGCTACCCAGCGGGTCCTCCCACTGGACACGGCCTTCGTCCTCAGGCGTGAGGGCGATCCCGACCGCTGGCATGCCTCCCTTATTGAACAGGCGGTAGACGTGCCGCCCCGCGACTTCGATGACCAACTCCACCTTTGGTTTGGCCTGCTCGACCTGAAACTCCAGCGCGGCAGCTGCTGTGCTCGCAGACTTGATGGCGGTATCTGCTGACCTTTTGCTGGCGCGCCAGGAGAAGTAGCTGAAACTGGCGGCGACGATGGCGACAGCCACAGCGGCCCAGGCCGGAACCGTTCCCCACTCCATGCCTTTCATGTCCGGACCGTAGCGTCACCGCTGGCTTCTGACTACGCCGCTTCGTAGTGGTGCGCTCGTCCACCCCGCCATTTCACCCAGGCAGGATCGTCGAGGAGGGGGTCGGCGTCGGGGAGTCCGGCCCGCCGCAGGAACTCGAGGACGTCCGCGTCGGAGTGCGCCAGCCCGAGGATCTGGCCGCGCACGGTGACGCGCCGGCCGCCTGTACCGGACGGCGGGTGCACGATGATCGGGGCGCTCGCCATACGTCCAGGGTGCGACGACTGGGCTCGGCTCGCAGGTCGCGTGTCCGCTTGCCCAGAAAATCGAACACGTGGTCTATTTAAAGAGGTGATCACGACTACTGGGAGGTGGGATCGATGGCCCTCACGTCGCAGAACTGGCAGCCGACCGAAGTCCGCCAGGAAGCGATCCAGCGCGCACACCGCGAATGGATGGTCGAGTACGGCGAGGAGCCCAGGGTGAGCGACCTCGCCACGAAGGTCGGCGTCGCCCCCTCCACCATCAGCCTCCAGCTCAAGCGGCTCCGCGCCGCCGGCGTCGACATCCGTACCCGCGGCCCGCGCGCCAGCCGCAAATGCCGACACTGTGGCGAGTGGTCGTGACCGCACCCGGCAGATACCGGCTCACCCTCACCGTCGACGGCCACGCGATCGCGGACGGCTGGTGGGGCCTGCACGCGACCGCGGACGGGAGAATGAAGGACTGGATCGGACTCCACGGCCGCGACGGCGCCCGCATCGAACTCGTCGACACCGAAACCGGGGACGTCATCCGAAGCTGGCCGTAGCCCGACGTTGTCAGTCCCCGCGGCTACGCTGATCGCATCACATCCGCGTTGCTGGTTGCACGCGAAAGCGCCCCGCCGAGTGGAACCGGCGGGGCGCACACCTTGGAGGGGCAATGGACGATCTGGTGCAGTGGCTCGGCGAGCAGCTCGACGAGGACGAGCGGATCGCGCGGGCGGTTACGACCGAAGGCGTCTGGCGGGTGGGGAGTTCTCACGGCGGGGCCACCGTCGAGGGTGAGGGGTGGTCCGTGGCCGGGGCGGATGCTCTGGACGGGGCTCACATCGCCGAGCATGATCCGGCGCGGGTGCTGCGCGAGATCGACGCCAAGCGTGATCTGCTCCGCTTCGTCAAGGGTGTCCACGACCACCACGAGACGTTCATTTCGGGTGTCGCCTCTCGGCTGGAGCAGACGCTCCGCCTGTTCGCTGCGGCCTACGTGGACCGGACCGGCTACCGCGAGGAGTGGCGGCCGTGATCTACCGCCTGTAGCGAGATGTCGTCGACGGCTTCTGGGGCGGCCTCGACTACATCCGGTTCTGCCGGTGGATCCCGTAGCCGAGGGCTAGGCCGCCTCGGCTTCCGCCCCCGGGTGTCGCACGATCTTCTTCACAGCCATCTCGAGCGCCTGCGGGATCGTCGTCCGGGCAGCTGTCGCGGCCTCCAGCCACGCTTCCCACAGCGCCTGCCATTCCGCGTGCTGCTCCTCAGCCCAGCCCTTGTCGCGGGTCGGGGGACCGAATCGTTCCTGCAGCTCCTGCACGCGCCGGTACGCGTCATCGGCAGCCTGCTGTAGCTGAATCATCTCCGGGGTAGGTGCATCACTCACAGGCGGATATTACGCCGCCTCCACGATCTCCCCACGAACCGCCGCCGCCCACTCCACGATGAGGAGTTCGTAGCGGGCGCGCTGTTCAGTGGTGAGCCGCATGGCAGGGTGTGGCCACAGCCCACGGATCTCCTCATTTACGACCGCGGCCGAGCGCGCACGGCCCGAGGCCGGGGGAGTGGGAGGCATACGGAGAACGGTAGTCCGCTACACCGACAGTGATCCATAGGCAGCGAAACCGGCATATGCGATCTACGGCGTTGGCAACTCCGTGACGAACGTGCCCATGCCGACCTGCATCTCAGCGAGCCCCGCGGCCCGAAGCTCCGTCAGCACCCGCCGCGCGGTCGCCTGCGCGATGCCGAACTCGTCGACGATCCCGAACACCCCAGGCAGCTTCGACCCGGGCGGATACGTCCCGTCGGCGATCCGCTCCTCGTAGATCACGTACACCTGCCGCCACCGCGGTACGTCGGGCTCCCACTTCATGATCCCGAAGCTAAGCGGACCAACTCATACGGGCGAGGCAAGCCAGTCCAGATGTCCTAGCTACCCTAGCTAGCTACTCTGGGGCCAATAGAACCCCCGCATCCGCAGGCACGGACCGGGGGCAGGCCGACGGAGTGGAGCGTCGACATGACCCAGCCTAACCAGCCCCCCGCGATCACCACAGACGCCCGCTACTGCTGCCACTGCGGGAAACTCACCCGCGAGCCGATAGTCGTCGCCCGCGCCTTCTCCTCGAGCGGTGCAGGGTCCGCCGTCTACGCCTGCCCTGACGACGCTCCCCGCTACCGGATCGACGACGGGAGCCAGCCGTGAAACGGGAGCCCCAGGTCGAGATCACCCACGTGTGCTTCATCCGGAAACCCGACGATGTCATCCGCTGTACGCGCCTCCCCGGGCATGACGGCGACCATCACGACTACCTCTCCGGGGTGACCGACATGCGCGGCCGGCGGCCTGGCGTGTGGTGGCCGCGGCGGCCCGGTGAGACGCAGTTCGACTGAGCTCCCGCCCGCCATCGACGGCGGATTTCCCGGTGGCGGGCGGGCCTTTTATATTACAGGCGGTGACGGATGCTTCACACGGGGTGCGAAAAGAGTGCCGGGACTCTTGCACCGTGCACGGTTACGGCATATGACATTGAACGCGAAAGTAAGTAGCGCCCGCCGAGCCCGGACCCCGCTTGGCGGGCACTCAAGTACCAAGCCGGATCCGCCACCGGTCCATCGGCAGGATCAGGTCCGCCGTCTCCACAGGAGCGCCATGTTCGTCAAACCGGGTCCGTGCCACGCGATACGCCACGGTGTCCACCAGCAAGCCAAGAGCATGCGCCTGCTCCTCACCGAGCTCGACAGTGGACAACTCGGCAACGAACGCGACATGAAGGCGGCGCCGACCGCGCCACCAGGTGGAAACGAGCATTGCCGACCGGCCGCCGGGATCGAGGCATTCGACGGTCTCGTGCTGCAGCTGGGACCGGGCGGGAACGGCGAGGCGTGCGGAGAGCTCGTCGGTGGCCGGCCGTGGACGGGTGTCGGTGGTCTCGCTCGCATACGGCCAATCAGCGTCCACGTCGGTGAGAGTGCGCACGGCAGCAGGATGCGCGACATAGACGTGTTTTCGCTCCTCGCCCTCAAGAACTCCCTCCCTGCGGAGGAGGTTGTAGGCGAGCCTCATCGTCTGCTCGTTGACGTCGTACTCGGCTGCGAGTTCGCGACGTGAGGGCAGGTCTTGGCCGACGGTCCAGTCACCTCGGGTGATGCGGTGGCGGATGTCGTTGGCGATGCGCCGGTAACGCGCGACTGCCATCCAGACCCCTGCCGTTGATCGTTCTTGATCATGACGTGAGTCCGAAAACTATGAAGGTGGCCGGTGGCTGGATATATCCAGAGGTCGCAGGCAGGCTGGCGCATGCCGGACGCAACTGCATAGAGGATTCGGGATGCCGTCAGGCAGCGTGCGGGATCCCGGTAGGTGCCGATGGCCGCTGTACCCCGCAGCGCGGTTCGAAAGGCACCCGGATGGTCCAGCACATGCCAGTCATTCACCCGTTCGGGTGGTGATTGACGGCTGGGCCACTCGTTGAGCACAGGCCGGGGTCGGGCCCCGTCCGCCTCCAAGGGTGCAGGGGTCCGACCCCGGTTCTGTTTGTCTACATGTCGGGGTGAGAGGTTGTCCGGGGTTCGGGGAGGCCGTTGTGGCACACATGGGAAACGAGTGGGAACCGAAGAGGGAAACCAGAAGGCAACCATGACTGACTACAGCTAACCCAAGACTGCAAAAGGCCAGCTCAGGGACTGGCTCGCCGAACGTGGGCTGGCCACAACGCACTTGAGGTGAAGTTACCCAACATGCACGACATATTCGGGATGCGGCGCCTCCCGGGTGGCTTGCCAGCGAATCCCTAGATCCAGAATCGAAGCATGGGAAACGAACGGGAAACGAGGACGACGCTCACGCCCCGCCCGAACGCTTCCGCAACTCCAGATTCAGGGCCGTCCGCACGGTCACATGGTTCGCATCGGGCTGCACCCGCAGCACCTCGCTGAGCATCTCCGCATGGCCGGTGACGCCCCGGCCCACCGCGTCGCGCACGAGGCTCGCCACAGTCACCGCCACCGGGCGAGGCTCCATATCAACCGCCTCCTCCGGCGGCAACGTCGCCCTGAACTTCTCCCACCGCTGCTGCAAGGTGGCGACGACTTGCCGCTCCAGAGCTGGCGTCAGATTGCTGTACGTCCCCTCCACGCCCTGCAGTTCGTGACCCATGCGCGTCTCGACGACGTAACGGGCGTGGCCGTCCTCGTCAAGCCATGCCTTATGGCCGTGCCGAATCAGGTAGATGCGTTTGCCCTGGAACGAGGGCACAGCCGGGACGGGCGACCGGGGCTTCACGACGCGCCTTTCGGCACACGCCTCGGACCCGTCCGCGATGAGCCGCCAGTACATTTTCGAGAAGGACGTCTGTGCCAGGCATCCGCCCTCCGTGCCGACGAACACCCACGGACTGTCGTGGCTGGCGAGCAGCTTCTCCAGCATCTCCGCCAGGAACCAAGGGACAACCAGCGTCCGATAGCTGTGGTACTTCGGGGGATAGAAGCCGAGCACGCCGTCCTCGTACTGGACCTGTCGTTCAACCCGAATCGCCGGAAGCAACTCGGCGCCGTTCCCGTAGCGTTCCATGTCCTCGTCGTAACGGTCGGCTTCCCGTTCGTCGGGCCGCGGGTCGCTGCCCGGCCAGTTCGGGTAGCAGTACTCGCGCGTCAGCCCGTACAGCTCGGCCGGGCGCATGCCGGTCATCGCCATCGTCCAGATGAAGACGTAGCCGGAGTACCCGAAGACCAGCTCGGCGTTCCGGGCTAGCCGGTCGACGACGCCGATCGGCATGTCCTTCTTCCGCTCCTTCGTCTTCCTCTCATACCGCCCGCGGCGCCGCTTCCGCTCGACGGGGGAGGTCTTGCGCAGTCCGGCTTTAACTGCGTCGTCCATCACCATCCCGAGCACCATCAGGACGTTGCTGCGGCTGTTCTCGGCGCCGAGCGCCTTCGCCAGGTACATCTTGAACGCGCGGATGTCGAGGATGCTGAGGTCGCCGACGGGCTTCTTGCCGAGGAGAGGCCGGATGTGTGAGTTGATGGCCCATCGGTAGTTGCGCAGCGAAAGGTGCGCGAGATCGATTGACCCCAGCCAGTCATCCAGCCAGTCCGACATGAGCGTCGACCCGTCTGCGTTGGAGACGTGGAGTCCATGCCGGATCTCGTAGAGCTGATCCTGGCCGTACTTGAGGGCGACGTCCTCTTCGAGGAAGCCGCCCTTTGACTCGAAGCGTTTCCGCCCGTTGGTGTGGTACTCGCCGGTCCACCACTTCACACGGCAGGTGCCCCCGCGCCACTCCACGTAGACGTCAGTGGATCGTCTGGACACTGGTGCCCCCTTGCGCTGATCGGTGCGGCCGCCTGGCAGGTACCCCTACCGCCTAGGCTCCGCACCCATCCTGCCTCAGCTCAGCGCGGCGATGGGGCAACGCCTGCATTCCCCGCAATCGCCTCCAACTGCCTGGACCAGCTGGCGCATTGACGCCGCGACTGCACGCTGGCGATCGGGCCGATCCGGGATGACGCAGACGATGGCGTCATCCAGTTTGAACGTGTGACCCGAGAACGCCGGCCCGTAGTCGGCTATGAGCGCGTCTCCGTACATGACTCCCCCAAGGTGTCGGAAGGAGCCTCCAAGGGTGGTGCACTTTCGACTCTGCCACGTCCAGGGCCACTTGGGGCCATCTACGTACCAGTAGACATGCCCTATCTCGTAACGAATCAGTGAAAGCAAATGGTTGTACATCTTTAGGGTGAACTTGGGCGCTTGAGCTTGCCCTTGCGCTTCAAGTCCTTCGCGATTCGCTCGCTGAGGTTCGTGATCTCTTCGCCCGTCAGGCCGGGCATCGTGGCGATGGCTGAGAGCTGCACGATCTCGCGCACTTCGGGATCGTCGTAGTCCTCGCCATCCAGGACCGTCACCTCTGGTTCCTCATCGCCGGGGACGGGCCCGCCGGCCGCGATCTGCTCGCACGTGTCTGGAGGCCAGTGCAGCGCCCGTTCAATCTTGCGGTAGGTGCCGTCGCGGACTTCCTCGGCCTGCTCGACGCGCTTCCAGGTGTCCTTGGAGATCCCGACGGCTTGGGCGGCGGCCACTCGCGAGGGGTACTGGGCGTGCCGCGCCGTCGTAACAGCCTTGGCGAGGCGTTCGAGATCTCGTGTCGACATAGCCCCATCTTGGCAGGGCCACTCAGGGCCAGCCAGGACCAGGGCCATCTAAGGCTGAATCTTTAGCGCCCAGTGACCTGCATGTATGCATATAGAGCTAGGTGAGGCTAAAACAATCACCAGTAAGAGCTAACTAGGGCTGGACGTGGAGGCTAACTAGGGCTAACTTCTACTCATGCAGCAACCCCCAACCACCTACACGGTGAACGGCCGAAAGGTCCGTGAACTGCGTAAGGAGGCGGGCCTCGAAGTCGCCGACCTGGCCGAGCAAGCCGGCATCAGCCGCCGCTACCTCAGCCACATCGAGAACGGCACCCGAGACCGCATGAGACCGACCCGATACCAGCGACTGCGCACAGCCCTGGGGGCGAACGCAACCGACCTCTTGGCCCCACCCGAGACCCCACCCCCTAAGGAGGCCCCCAGTGCCCAGCGAGAAGTACCTCCGGTACGGACGCCCCACTCCACCGGCTGACCCCAACCAGGAGTACATGACCGTCCAGGAGACGGCCTATGTCCTCAATTGCAGCGTCGACGTCGCCCGCAAGCGCATCAAGGAAATCGGCGTCGAGTCCAAGGTCGGCCGTGCAGTCGTCACCTCCAAGCGGGACCGCCAGCGCATCCACGAGGCCGGCCGAAAGCGGGCCCAGGAGCAGGCCAAGCTCCGCCGCCTCCGCGCCACCGAGACCGCCGACCTCGCCGCCGCCTGACCCGAAACGGATCCCCATCCCCATGGCCGAACGAATCGCCCGCATCGCACGCCCGCTGTCCTGGCGTCACCAGTTCATCCGCGACCATGACTACCGCTGCCACTACTGCAACCGGTTCGCCGGCTCTGTCGATGTGGGACCTGACGGCAAGCCGTGGCACGTGGACCACATGAACGCCCTGGCTGCAGGCGGCGAGGACGTCGAGGAGAACCTGACCTTGGCGTGCGAGCGGTGCAACTCCCTGAAGTACACGCTGCCCTACGCGAACTTCAAGGAGTACGCGGCCACTCTGTTCTGGGCTAGCGAGCCGCGGCGGATCAGCGATGACGACCTCAGCCAGCTCATGGCTGCGTTCTTGCGGACCACGGACGGCGAGTGGTTCTACACCGAGGCGGCCGACGCCGGCATGGTCCGACTCCACTCGCTCGCCAAGCAGGAACTGGGAGTCGAGTTCGACGGCCCTATCGCGGAGATCGACATTCGCGGGTCGACGAGCAAGCCCTCGAGGAGCAACGCCGACTTCATCGTCCTGGCCCATCGCCTGATGCCTCAGCTGGTTGCCGAAGTTCACCTGCTGCGCAACGAACTGCAAGCCACCAAGTCCGCCGCCTAGAGCGGCAAACGGCCCCAACCGCCGGGGGCCTAAGCCCGGCAGCCAGGGCCTCGGAGGTCGCCGTCAGCGACCTCAACGCACCACCCCACACGAAACGTGAAACGAAAGGGGCAGCACGTGCCTCAATCATCCCAGATCGATCGCCGGAGGCAGAGTCTCCTGGCAGCTCACTCGGCGGCACTTCACCTGATCATTGTCGCTCCGGTTCCGCCGACATCTGTACGGATCTCGTGCAGCGAGTTCGCTCCGGACGAGCCGGAGATGGATGTCTCCCTTCACCGCGACCCGGACGGCGTGCGTTCGCTGGCTGCCAAGTTGGAGATCGAGGTGTCGGAAGGTCCGCACAGCGAGGACGACCCGTCCGTGTTCACGGTCGCCAATGGTGAGATCAGTGGCATCCCGGTGCGGATCTGGTCCCTCATTCCGGCGGGCACCGAAGGCGGTGCCGCATGAGCGACTTGACCCGTATCCCGACCCCGCTCGCCGTGTCCGTCTTCCGCACCCTCCAACTGCCGCCGCACGTGTTCGAGGCGCTGGTTCTGCAGGACGACGTGGAGCGCGAGTTGGCCTGTCTGTGCCCGCTGTCCTCGGTCGAGGACTACGGCGACCGCGAGATGCTCCTCGCCCGGCATGCTGCCGCCGCGAAGACCCTCGCCACCTACCCGACGGTCACCAGCGTGGGGAGCCTGTCATGAGCGACACCCGCAACGGATTGCTCGGCGCCCTCACGGCTGAGAACGCGATGCCGGGCCGGACTGCCGTGTACCTCGTCGACGAGTACGCCGCGGCCGTCCGTGAGCCACTGCTCGCCGAGGTCCAGCGCCTCAAGGCGGCTTTCGGGGAGGCGACCGACCACATCGCCGAACTGGACGACGAGATCGGAGCCGCGTCAGCCCGCGAATCCGCCCTCAAGGGCGAGTTGGCGAAGCGTCCGTCGCGGTACTCCGCGTCACCTGCCGAGATCGACGACTACCTGCGGCGCTACTTCACCGAGGAAGTCGTACTCAACTTCCAGCGCGCTGTCGGCAACCGTGCGGTCGAGGAAGCAGCAAAGGACATCCGGATGGGGTCCCACACGTCGATGGCCAGCCAGCTTTACGTGAACGGCATGCAGTTCGCGGCCGACCATATCGACCCGCTTAAGGGCGGCGGGCACTACCCGTCGTGCCTCCTCTGCTCGAAGCACAACGGCTTCGGTCAGTGCCCTGGCGCCCCCTGGTGCACCCCGCGCGACGGGGAGACGGCGTCATGACCGCCGACATCGCCGCCCTGGACGTGCCGCTCACGAAGGTCGAGCCGGCCGCGATCCTCCTGGCTGCCGCCGCCCGCACGCACTCCCCGTCGGACCAACTCGCCTACCGCCTCGATGGCTGGCTCGTCACCCACCCCGATGCCCCCGTCTCCACGGCGGCCGACTACCCGAACTGGACGCCAGGAGGCGCCTCGTGAACGACCTCAACCTCGATGCCGGTCTCGCCGCGGTCATCGACTTCGTCCGCGAAACGCACGCCCCGATCGAGCAGGCATTCACCGCCCACAAGCCGGTCGAGCCCTACGACCTCGCCGCCCTCACCGGGGCTGTCGGCGCACTCCTCAACGCGATCGACGCCCGACGCATCGACAACCAACCCGTAACCGTGAAGGCGGTGGCCTGATGACCGAATACCCCGAGATCGCCGAGCGGTTCGCGAAGGACACCGCCAAGCACGAGATGACCGTGCTCCACGAGGACGGCCTCTACCGCCACCTCAAGTTCATGCCCCCGGACCACGGCAGCTTCGGCGCCTTCGAACTGATCACCTGGCCGTACAACCTCGTCGTCAAGACCGGGTGGACGTTCCACTTCGACATCGACGCCACCCCCGACATGTTCGACCTGTTCCGCAACACCGCCTTCACCGGCGAGATCAACCCGAGCTACTGGCAGGAGAAGGTCCGCGCAGGCCGCGACGAGGTGGAGGGCTTCGAACCGGACCTCCTCAAGGAGGAGATCGCCTCCACGCTCGGCCAGTGGATGCGCGACGACCTCGCCGACCGAATCTGGCGGCGAGCCAAAGAGCAGGGTTTCCACCCCGACGAACTGCGCACGAACGCGCGGCTGCGGAGGGAGATGTCGCGGCAGGTCCGCCCGGAGTGGATGAAGGCGAACCACGAGCTCCGCGACACCGTCCACGAGCACTTCTTCGACGAGATGACCGACTACAACGTCGAGTTGGAGTCGGAGGCGCACCGGGCGCTGCATGACTTCTCGTGGCGCCCCGAGGGCAGCGACAGCAAGTACCCGTACTACTTCGCCGACTGGCACGAGTGGCGGCTGCACGACTACACGCCCGGCTTCCTGTACTCCTGCCACGCGATCCGCCACGGCATCGCCCTGTACGACGCGGCCCGCGCGAAGGCGGTGGCCGCATGACCGCCGACCTGGCCCCGCGCCCGCTCGCGGACCTGGAAATGGACTCCGTCCTCGCCGTCGAGCAGGCCATGGGGGAGCGCGCCTTAGGCCTCAAGCCGTGGACTACCGGCGAATACCTCGACCGTGTCGAGCACGTGCACGCCATGTACGCGATCCGCCGCGAATGGCTGCGCACCCACCCGCAGGAGGCGTTGTGACCGCGATCCTCCCCGAACAGCCGACGGCTCTCGACGAGTTGCCGCCCATGGCCGTAACAGCGCCCCCGGTCGTGCTGCCCGGCCTCCTCGCCGGGGTCGGCGTCACCGAACGCCGCGTACCCGCCTGGATCACCGACCCGAACCTCATCGCCGACATCGTCGCCGGCCACATCGACATCCCCGACGAGTTCAACCCGCAGGAGGAGCAGTGAGCATCTCCGCTGACCAGTTCCACACGACGCTCGCGGGCTCCGTCGAGGACGCGATCACCGAGCACGCCGACGAACTCGCCCGATCCATCGTCGCAACCCTGTCCGGGGCCATCGACGACGAGCGGGGCCGCCTCATCGAGGCAGCTGAGGAAGCTGCCCGAGCCCGCGACTTCGCCCACGGGTCGGCCGAGCACATCGCCGCGAAACGCAACCTCGCCGAGGAAGTCCTCATCGGCTGGGAGACAGGCGACATCCAGGCGGACACGGCGCTGCGGATGATCCGTGCCGCTCTCGCTGTCGGCCCGGTCATGACCGTCGATGAGCTGAAGGCGGCGCTGTGAGCAGCCTTGAAGTCGGTACCGACCTCATCCTCGGCCGCGTCACCGGTGTGCAGCGCCGCAAGGCCGCCCTCCACATCGCCGACCAGGTCGCCGCCGAACACCCGGACCTCACCGCGCAACAGATCGCCGCAGACCCGGCCCTCAGTCAGGGACTGCGCGAACTCCTCGACATCGTCCTCGGAACCCAGCACAGCCGACCCGCAACCATCCACGGGGGAACCGCATGACCGACATCGAGACCCTGCACGACCAGTACATGACCGCCGTCAACGCGGCCCTGGAAGCGCACAACTGCAACCCGAAGCAAGCCGAGTGGGGGCGCATCAGCGACGGCGAACACCTCGACGCCGTACTCACCTACCCGGCCTCCTCCGTCTGGGAGCACGGGCTCACCGTCTACTGGGACGAGCGCACCGGCTGGCAGTACACAGCCCTCGACGCAAAGCGCCGCGGCACCAACGCCGACGACCTCCCCATCGAATACCTCGCCGCCCCCAGCGTCGTCGCCCGCGCCATCTCCGCACTCCTCACCGGTCACCTCGTCAACACCGAGAGCAGCGAGCGGTGGGAGCACGCAGACCAACTGCAGGCCGCCATCGACGAGGAGAACGCGTCGTGAGCATCGCCCAGGATCTCCGTACCCGCGCCAAGCACCGCGGCATGAAGCCGTGGGAGCTGATCCAGAAGATCGGGCGCCTCGAGCGGGAAGCCGACAACCTGGCCTGCCAGCTCGTCGCCATGGCCACCGAGGTCGACGGCCTGAAGCGGGAACGCAACGACCTGAAGGACAGCCTCGACGCCGCAGGCATCGAACGCTCCGGCGCCCTCGAAGACCTGCGCACCGAGCGCGAGGAGACGGCCCGGCTCCGCGCCGAGCTCGCCAACCGCGACGCCATCACCGTCCAGCCGATGGAACGCGACACCACCGCCATCGAAGACCAGGCCACCGCGCCCGCGGGCGTCGACGTCCGCCCGCTGTGGGAGGCGCTCGCCACCAACCCGGCCCACGTACCGAGTTGGGCCCGCGACACCGACACCCAGCCGCTCCGCGCCGTCGACCCGGCCGCCTGAGACCCGCCGGGCCGGCCGCGGCACCTACCGGCCGAGCCCGGCGCCAAGACCAACCGAATACGCCGCGAACCCCACCCCCAGGGAGCACGCGGCCCGCCGAGGCCCCGCCCTCCACACCCCCTGACGAGGGCGGGGCCCGGCCACACGCATCCCATTTGGAGACCTCATGAGCACCACAAGCCCCACCATTCCGACAGAAACCGCACGCCACGTCCTGTGGCGCTACGACCGCCGCGGCGGCGCCCAGCCCGGCTCGTTCACCCAGCACCTCATGGCCGCCATTGAGGCCGCTGACTTCACCAACCGCGCCATCCTCCGCGACGCCTACCCGGCTCTCTCCGAAGCCCTCCACCTCGCCCGCTACGACGAGGAAGGCCTCGCCAAACTGCAGGCCGCCGCTGCGATCCGGTGCATCCGCTGCGGCGACACCGACGGCCCCTTCGCCGGGGCGCCGAACCAGCCACTGTGCGAGCACTGCTACGAGAACGGCAGCGCCGCATGACCGCCGCCGTCGAGGCCCCGGAGGAGGTGCAGCCGGGCCTCTACGACATCGACGCCGAGCTCTACCACTCCGACCCGATCCCGGGCGGCAGCCTCTCCTCCACGGGCGCCCGCAAGCTCGCCACCGAATGCCCCGCCAAATTCCGCTACTGGCTCGACAACCCGCAGCCGGCCAAGAAGGCATTCGACCTCGGCACCGCGGCCCACAAGCTCGTCCTCGACGACGGCCCCGAGCTGATCCTCGTCGACGCCGCCCGCTGGGACACCAACGCCATCAAGGACGAAGTCGCAGCGATCCGCGCCGAAGGCAACGTCCCGCTCAAGCGGCACGAGCTGGAGCAGGTCCACGCCATGGCCGCCGAGCTCCGCAAGGACCCGGAAGCTGCACGCCTCCTGGAACCCGGCTCCGGCACCGCCGAACAATCCGCGTTCTGGGAAGAGCACGGCATCTGGCGCCGCTCCCGCTTCGACTGGCTACGCCACGACGGCCAAATCGTCGACTACAAGTCGACAAAGTCCGCCAACCCCGTCGACCTGCCCCGCATGTTCCACGACTGGGGCTATGCACAGCAGCAGGAGTTCTACACGGACGCCGGCCTCGCCCTCGGCCTGATCGACCCCGACAAGCCGATGCAGTTCGTGCTCCAGGAGAAGGACCCGCCCTACCTCGTGGTCGTCACGACCTGCGACCCGATGGCGCGCGGCATCGGCCGCCACCTCAACGACCGGGCCCTCAACACCTACGCCCTGTGCCGCGAGTCCGGCGAATGGCCCGGCTACCTCGAAACGCCCTACACCTCGCTCCCCGCCTGGGTCGAGCGCCAGTACGCCTAGGAGAACCACATGTCCCAACTCGGACAACCCACCCGACCCGCACCCCGCGCCGAACAGAACGGCTCTGAGCCGCAGTTCACGTTCCAGCCCGCCAGCAAGGCAGGCCGCAAAGCCCGACTGTCCATCCAAGGCATGTCCGGCTCCGGCAAGACATGGACCGGCCTCGGTATCTGCCACGGCCTTTCCGAGGGCCGCAAGTTCGCCGTCATCGACACCGAGAAGGGCGCCGCCAGCCTCTACGCCGGCATCGGAGGCATCCAGTTCGACAGCCTCGCCATGGATCGCTACGACCCCCGCGACCTCGCCCGCGCCCTCGACGCCGCCGCACAAGCCGGATACCCCACCGTCTTCGTCGACTCCCTCTCCCACTTCTGGAAAGGCGCCGACGGCACCCTCGACCAGGTCGAGAAGGCCAAGTCGAAGTACGGCGGCAACAAGTTCGCCGGCTGGAAAGACGGCACCCCCATGCAGAACGACATGGTCGCCGCGATCCTCGCCTACCCCGGCCACGTCGTCGCCTCGATGCGCTCCTACACCGAGTGGGTCCTGGACGGCGGAAAGCCCCAGCGCGTCGGCATGCGTCCCGAACAGCGCAAGGGCATCGAGTACGAATTCGACGTCGCCGTCGCCATGGACATCGACAACACCCTCGAAGTCCTCAAGTCCCGCTGCCCCGGCCTCAACCGCAAGGTGATGCCGCGTCCGCAGGGAGCCCGCGACATCGCCGCCCCGCTCCTCGCCTGGCTCAGCGCCGCCCCCGAGCAGCCGACGGACACCACGGCCGGCCCGCCGCCGGACGAACCCATCGGCCCCGACCAGCAGTAGCCCGCACACGCCTGAGCCGCCCGCGGGCAATGCGGGCGGCTCCCCAACAGGAGACCACACATGACCGTGCGAACCATGCACCAGAACGAAGCCGACCTCCGTACTGCGCTCACCATCCTCGCCGAACGCTACGAGGCCATCGCCGCGAAGGCCGAGTCGGACGTCGCCAAGGCGCGCGTCCGGCAGATCAGCCAGGTCGCCCGCGACATCCGCACCGTCCTCACCACCGGCCGCATCCCCGACTACCTCGCCGCAGCCGCCCCGCTCGCCGACACCCAGAACGACGAGGAGACCGCGTCATGAGCGACACCACGACGATCGAGTGGACCGACTCGACCTGGAACCCCGTCACCGGCTGCACCAAGGTCACGCCGGGCTGCGACAACTGCTACGCCGAGACGTTCGCCGAGCGCTGGCGCGGCACGCCAGGTCACCACTTCGAGAACGGCTTCGACCTCACCCTCCGCCCCAACGCCCTCACCATGCCGCTGCGCTGGCGCAAGCCCCGCAAGGTCTTCGTCAACAGCATGTCCGACCTGTTCCACAAGGACATCCCCGACGAATACATCGCCCGCGTGTTCGCCGTCATGGCGCTCACCACGCAGCACACCTACCAGGTGCTGACCAAGCGGCACGGGCGAATGCGGTCCCTCCTGAACAGCAGCGACTTTCGGCTCGCCTGCGAGACGGCCCAAGCCGAACTCATCAATGACGAGTCGACGCCGATGTCGTACTACGAGCGTGAGCAGAAGACCTCGCAGTGGTGGAGCGACTTCGCCAAGCCACTTCGGAACGTGTGGCTCGGCGTCAGCGTCGAAGACCAGCAGCGTGCTGACCTCCGCATCCCGGCCCTTCTGGAGACCCCCGCCGCAGTCCGCTTCCTGTCCTGCGAACCGCTCCTCGGCCCCGTCGACCTTCACCTGCCCGTCGACCACTCGACCCACGAGCGGGACCACATCGACGGAACGCCGTGGCCGCAGTGCCTCGACTGCTCCACCCAGGACACCTCGGTCGACTGGACTGTTCCAGACGGGCCCGGCATCGGATGGGTGATCGTCGGCGGTGAATCGGGCCGCAATGCCCGTCCTATGAGCCCCGACTGGGCCCGTGACCTCCGCGACCAATGCCAGACCGCCAACGTCCCCTTCTTCTTCAAGCAGTTCGGCGAGTACCAGCCCACAGACCGCATGGCCATCGGTCGCCCCCAGAAGGGCCACGCCCTCGTCGGCGACCCCATCGACGACCTCGGCCACCGCTGGGAAATGCGCCGCGTCGGCAAGAAGGCCGCCGGCCGCGAACTCGACGGCCGCACCTGGAATCAGGTCCCTGCCGTCACGACGGGAGTCGCATCATGAAGGCCCTCACGATTCGCCAGCCCTGGGCGGACGCGATCGCCCACGGATCGAAGCGGACCGAGAACCGCACCTGGACCACCCGCTACCGCGGCCCGATCCTCATCCACGCGGGCATCGCCGAGGACCGTCAGACGATTCTCCCGATCGGACAGAACACCGCGCGCGCCGACTGGCCCGACTACCGCGGCGCCATCATCGCCACCGCCGAACTCGTCGACGTCCACGTCGCCGCCGCCTGCTGCACGCCCTGGGGCGAACGAGACGTCTACCACTGGACGCTCGCCAACGTGCACGCCCTGCCCGAACCCGTGCTCACCAAGGGACGCCAGCAGCTCTGGAACCCGGCACCCGCCATCATCCACGCCGCCCTCGACCAGATCGAGGAGACCGCGTCATGAGCGCCCAACTCCAGTTCCCCGAGCCCGTCCACGGCACCGTCAACACGTCGGCCGACGAGCAGGCGAAGACCGACGGGATCACCCGCGCCACCGAAAACACCGACCCCGACTGGGCAACCGCCTGCCGTGCCGCGATCGAACGCATGGCCCGCCGCGGCGTCCCGTTCCAGGCCGCCGACCTCATCGCCGAAGGGTTGGTCGACGAACCCGACTCGACCGCCCGCTGGGGCGCCGCCTTCTACGCCGCCGCCCGAGCCGGCGTCATCCAGGAAGCCGGATTCGTGAAGTCGAAACGCGCCACGGTCCACAGCTCCATCTGCAAGCAGTGGACAGGCACCGCACACGGGAGGGCCGCATGAAGAGTCCCGTCCCGTACTTCGGCAGCAAGCAGCGCATCGCCCCTTGGATCGTCTCGCTGCTCCCACCGCATGAGCACTACGTCGAGCCGTTCGCCGGCGGCCTGTCCGTTCTGCTCGCCAAGCGGCCCGCCCGCATGGAGACCGTCAACGACCTCGACGCCGAACTGATGACGTTCTGGCGCGTGCTCCGCGACCGTCCTGCCGAACTGCTCCGCGCCTGCATGCTCACGCCGCACTCCCGCGCCGAGCTTGAAGAGACCTTCACCGAGGCGCCCGCCGAGGACGAACTCGAACTCGCCCGCCACATATGGTCCCGCCTCGCGCAGGGACGCTCCGGAACGCTTCGCCGTACCGGCTGGCGGCACTACATCGACCCGGCCGGATCAGTCACGTCGATGCCCGGCTACCTCGAGGCCTACGTCGAGCGGCTCGCCGCAGCTGCAGAGCGCTTGCACGCCGTATCCCTGGAGTCCCTTCCCGCGCTGACGTTGATCGGTAAGTACGGGGCGCAGCCCGACGTGTTGCTGTACGTCGACCCGCCGTACCTCGGCACGACACGACCGTGGTCGAACTACCGCGTCGAGATGAAGACCGAGGGCGAGCACCGCGAGCTTGCGGCCGCGCTCGCCGACTGCAAGGCCACCGTCGTCTTGTCCGGCTACCACAGCCCGATCTACGACGAGCTGTACGAGGGCTGGCACCGATACGAGCAGGCGTCCATGACCGGCAACGCGAAGGCCGCGAAGGACCGTACCGAAGTCCTGTGGTCCAACCGTGTGCTCGCCGGCCAACACCACCTCTTCGCCGAGGAGGCGTCATGAAGGACGCGCTCCTCGACCTCAACGCGACGGTCGCCACGGTCCTCGACGTCGCCACCTGGATGTGGATCGGCAGCGCCGTGTTCCTCACCGGGTGCGCCGCATGGGCCGTCATCCACATCGGCCGCCGCGTCTTCGACGCCTTCACCCGCGCCAACCAGACCATCCGCGAACTCATCAGCCAGGAAGACGTCGCCGCCCACCTCAACACCTGCTGGCAGCAGTACGCCGACGACACCCGGAAGGAGACGCAGTGACCACCACCCACACACCGAGCCGCGCCTGCTACCTGCACGGATGCCGGACCGAGGCATGCAGGCAGGCCAACTACCGATACATGAGCCGCATCCGGCTCGACTACGAACGAGGCCAGCGGCGCCGAAGCGACGCCACCCAGCCCCGCGCCCACATCGAACAACTCCTCGCCCTCGGCTGGACCCAAGCCCAGATCTCCCGCCGCGCAGGACTCGCACACCGCACCATCGGCGCCATCATCACCGGCTGCACCAAAGTCTCGAACAACACCGCCAGGGCCATCCTCAACGTGCCGCTCGGCCCCGCACCAGCCGACTCCCGCGACATCGACGCCACCGGCACCACCCGCCGCGTCCAAGCCCTCATCGCCATCGGCTACCCCGCCACCTACCTCGCCGGCCGGTTCGGACTCGCCGAGAGCGCCCTCGGACGCATCGCCCGCGGCGAGATGGCCCACGTCCGCACCACCACCGCAGACACCGTCGCCCTCGACTACCGGATGCTCTCCCGCATCCCCGGACCAAACCAGCGCGCCCGCAACGACGCACGACGGAAGGGCTGGCACGGCCCCCTCGCCTGGGACGACGACATCGACGACCCCACCGCACTGCCCGACATCGACCAGCACGACGACAAGCGCGGAAGGCCCGCCCAGATCGACGAACACCGTGTCGTCCGCCTGGCCCGCGAAGGCCTTACCAACGCACAGATCGCCCAACGAATCGGCTGCCACGTCCGAACCGTCACCCGCGCCCGCGGACGCGTACTCACCAACGACCTCAAGGAAGCCGCCTGATGGCCCGCAACGACAACGACGCACTCACGGTCATGGACTGGTTCTGCGGCGCCGGCGGCTCCTCACAGGCCATGCACTCCATCCCCGGCGTCCGCATGGAACGAGCAGCGAACCACTGGCAGCGGGCGATCGAGTCGCACGCCGCGAACTTCCCGACCGTCGACCACTACCAGGGCGACATCCGCGAAGCACCCGTCGACAAGTGGCCCGTCACCGACATCTTCTGGGCATCCCCGGAATGCCCGCAGTGGTCCAACGCCCGCGGCAAGAAGCGGAACTTCGACGCCTCCATGCAGGGCGACCTCTTCGACGACTTCGGCCCCTCCGAGGAAGAGGAACGCTCACGCGCACTCATGGAGGAAGTCCCCATGTACCTGCGCGGCGTCCAGGAACGCGGCGGACTCGTCAAGGCCGGTGTGGTCGAGAACGTCGTCGACGTCCGCGCCTGGGACCAGTGGGACCGCTGGATAGGCGAGATCCGCAAACTCGGCTACAAGACCCGCGTCATCGCCCTCAACTCGATGCACGCCGACCCGCGCGCCGTTCACAAAGCCCCGCAGTCCCGCGACCGCCTGTACGTCGCCTACTGGCACGAGTCCCTCGGCCGCACCCCCGACTGGGACAAATGGCTGCGCCCGCGCGCCTGGTGCACCGGCTGCGACACCTGGGTGCAGGCCGTACAGCGGTTCAAGCAGCCCGGCCGCGACATGGGCCGATACCGCCAGCAATACGTCTACCGCTGCCCCAACACCCGCTGCCGCAGCCAGATCGTCGAACCCGAGACGCTGCCCGCCGCCGCTGCGATCGACTGGACGATCCCCGGCCAGCGCATCGGAGACCGCGGCAAGCCGCTCGCCGACAAGACGCTCGCCCGCATCCAGGCCGGCCTCGACAAGTTCGCCCGCCCGATCACGCTGGAGGCGGCGGGCAACACGTTCGAGCGGCGTCCCGGGGTGCGCACCTGGCCCGTCGACGCACCGTTGACGACGCAGACGACGACGGCAACCAAGGCCATGGCCTACGAGCCGTTCATGGTCCCCGCCGGAGGAACCTGGCGCAACGACCCGTCCAGCGTCCTCGACCCCATGGCCTGCCGCACCACCCGCGAGAACGACGGCCTCGCAATCCCGCCGCTACTCATCCCCGTCGAAGGCCGCGACGGCAAAGAGCCCGCCTCGGCGAACGCCCCGCTCCGCACCCAGACCGCCCGCAACGAAACCGGCCTCGCCTGGCTCCCGTTCATGGTCACCATGCGCGGAGGCGGCGACCAGCTTCGCGGCCGATCCATCGCAGAACCCGTAGGCACCGTGTCCGCGAACGGCAACCACCACGGCCTCGTCACCCCGGACCTGCCCGCGTTCGTGATGCGCAACAACGGCAGCACCGGCGACGGCGGCGAGCACTGCACCAGCGCGGCCGAGTACCTCCGCACCATGACCACCGCCGGCCATCAGTCCCTCGTCACCTGGGAGCACCTCCTCGTCCCCTACTACGGCAACGGCACCGCGCGCACGGTCCGCGAGCCCGTCGGCACCCTCTCCACCCGCGACCGATACGCCCTCGTGACGGGCGACGTCGACATCAACGACGTCCTCTTCCGGATGCTCGAACCCCACGAGATCGGCCGCGCCATGAGCTTCGCCGACACCTACATCGTCCTCGGCAACAAGCGGGAAAAGGTCCGCCAACTCGGCAACGCCGTCACCCCGCCCGCCGCCGAAGTCATCGTCTCCGCCCTCGTCGAAGCCATCACCGGCGAAGACATCGACCGGCACAACGAGCGCGGCCCCGAGCTCGCCGCCGCGGCCTAGTCGGCTACCGCGCCGGGACCCGACCGACCCGCACCGCCCTATCCGGACTTGGGCCTCCTATTTGTCAGTTTCGTCCGGACCATGAACAGCACCTCGCACCACGAGTCGAAAGAAGACCGCCGTGACCTTGGACGCCATGCACTGGGTCTGGGACCAGTCCCAGTCGAAGGGGAACGCACGCATCGCGCTGCTGTACGTGGCCGATCAAGTGCGTACCCCGGCGTGCGAAGTGCGCGTGGGTCAGCGCGAGTTGATGAAGGCCATGAACACCCCCTCGAAGGGGACCGCGGAGAAGGCCGTGAAGGTGGCCGTGGCGCTGGGGGAGTTGTCAGTTCTGGAGAGTGGCGTGGGGCGTCGGCCGGCGCTCTACAAGCTACCGAAGGCGGTCGGATTCGTCCGTCGGGCCGTTCGTAGCGCCCCGGATTCCGGGGCGCAAGAAGCGGCTAGTGCCCCGGAATCCGGGGCGCAAAGTGACGATCAAGGTTCCCGTAGCGCCCCGAAAACCGGGGCACAAGAATTTCGTAGCGCCCCGGTTTCTGGCCGTAGCGCCCCGAAAACCGGGGCACCTCCCCATTCCCCAAAGGAGCCAGCAACCGAGGAAGCCGGAGAGCCGGACGCGTTCCAGATCTGCCAGCCCCTCATCACCGCCATGACCGAGGCCGGGATCGTCGTCTCCTGGAGCATGCAGCCGAAGGACTGGCTGGAGATCGCCACCGTCGTCCAGCGTGCCGGCATCCCCGCCATGGTCGCCTTCGCCCGCGACACCAAGGGCACCGCCCGACAGCCCGTCCGCTACGCCACGTTCTTCCTCCGCGGCGGATGGAAGGGCCTGCCGCCCGCAGCCGCGAACTCTGCCCCGCCCCGCCAGCGGGACGGCAAGCCGCCGCACTGCGGCCACCCCGACTGCGACCCCGTCACCCGCACCCGCGAAAGCGAAGACGACCGGGGACTCCGCCGCGCCCACCAATGCCCCGACTGCCACCCCAACGCCCAGAAAGGCCAAGCCGCATGACCGAGCCCGCATGGGACTCTGACCTCGCCGCCGACGAGCCCTCCGCCCCGCACAACGCCGAAGCCGAACGCGCCGTACTCGGCTCCATGCTCTTCGACGCCGACAACGTCGAACTCGTCGACCGCATCCTGTCCGGTCCGCAGGACTTCTTCGAGTTCCGCCACCAGACCATCTACCAGGCGATCACCCACCTGTACGGCAGCAGCCGTACACCCAAGATCGACCCCATCACCGTCGCCGCCGACATGCTCGCCGCCGGAGAACTCGGCAAGATCGGCGGAGCCGTCTACCTCCACCAACTCATCGACTCCGTACCCGTCATGGGCAACGCCGACGGATACGCCGAGATCGTCCGCGAGCACGCTCAACTCCGTGCCGTCCTCGCCGCCACCCGCCGCGCCACCCAGCGCGTCCTTGCCGCTGCCAACACCGCCAGCGAAATCCTCGACGCCGCAATGGCCGACCTCCAGGCCGCCGCCAAAGGCATCCAGACCACCGACGAACGACTGTCCGTCGCCGACCGGTGGATGGGCTTCATCGACGAACTCGAAGCAGGCCACGACCCCAACGCCATCGACACGCCCTGGCCCGACCTCAACGACGTCGTCGAGCTCAAGCCCGGCCAGCTCGTCACCGTCGGCGCCGCAACGGGCGGCGGCAAGTCCCTGTTCGGCATGAACCTCGCCGCGCACATCGCGCTCAGCCGCGGCAAGCCCGCCCTCGTCGCCTCGATGGAAATGGGCGGCAGCGAACTCATGGCCCGCCTCACCGCCGCCGAAGCCGGAGTCGACGTCGCCCGCCTCGTCCGCCGCAAGCTCGACCCCACTGACTGGGAGAAGGTGTTCCGGGCCGCCCCGAAGCTGCAGAACGCCGAGAACTTCATCCTCGACGACTCCCCGAACCTCACCATCGGCAAAATCCGCACCCGGATGCGGTGGATGGCCGGGAGCGGACAGCCGCCGGCGATCGTCGTCGCCGACTACCTGCAGCTGATGACGCCGGAGTCGAACGGCAAGAAGGAACGCACGCGCGCCAACGAAGTCGCCGAGATCTCCCGCGGGTTGAAGCTCCTCGCGATGGAGTTCGAGGTCCCGGTCGTCGCGCTCGCCCAGTTCAACCGCGGTGCTGTCGGACGCCAGCCGATCGTCTCCGACTTCAAGGACTCCTCCGCGATCGAGCAGGACTCCAACGTCATCGTGTTGATGCACCGGCCGCTCGCCGAGGACGGCTCCGACACGACCTCGAGGTCCGGCGAGATCGACCTGATCGTCGCGAAGAACCGCAACGGCGCCAACGGCCGCATCATCCCTCTCAGCTTCCAGGGCCACTTCGCGCGGCTCCGGTCGATGGCGGCGTGACATGACCATCCAAGCGATCAACACGTACTACGCCGGCCACTACTTCCGCTCGCGTCTCGAAGCGAGGTGGGCGAAAGTCTTCGACAGCCTGGGCATGCGCTGGGAGTACGAACCGCAGGGCTACCTCGTGGGCGAAGAGCGACGCCCGTACCTGCCGGACTTCCGGCTCCCCGACATCGGCTGGTGGATCGAGGTCAAGGGCAGCCAGGGATGGCTCGACCTGGGCCTGCTCGCTGACGCCGTGCACCCGACCAAGGGCATGGGCGGCGACGGCAACCTCATGATCCTCGGCGCGATACCCGAAGTCGCCGATGCCGGACCGCTGCACTACACGATCACCCGCGACAAGCACTGCGGACAGCTCCACCGATGCAACGACGGCTGCGACTTCCCGCCGACGCTGTACGGCCTGCACACCTTCTTGGCCGCAGCCGACCTCGAGCGCCTGGGCGCCGACCTGAGCGCAGTCAAGCCCAGTGACCTTGCTGAGTGGCAGCGCTGGGGAGCCATGCCAATCCCTGTCGGCCGGCCAAGCGTCAAGCCGTTCAAGGGCGACCTCACGCTTCCGATGATCCACCCCTCCGTGCAGGTAGGGCCGCACGTCGCAGCCGCCTACGACCTGGGGCGCACGGCGCGCTTCGAGCATGGCGAGGCCGCTTGATGTCGCGCCCTGTTTCCCGCCGGGGTGACCGGTGGCCGGCCGGGGTGCGGGCGGGGGCCGCCGTGAAGGCGCCTGCGCGCCCCTGTGGCCGCCTCAGCCCCGCTCCGGGCCCCCGGGCCCCCGGCGGCGTTCGAGCCCCTCTCGGAGCCTCCAGCAGCCACACAGCGGCTCCCGAACCCGCACAACCCAACCCGACCCGAAAGGACCGTCGATGGACCTGCCCGACACCTCCGCGATGACCGAACTCATCTGGTGGATCACCGGCCGGGAGGACGACCTCGAGAAGGCGCGTGCCGCCGCGGATCGCCTGCACGCTGCGATCGCCAAGGACGTCGTCGACGCCGAACACCTGCGCCTTCGCGCCGAGGCAACCAATGCGGCGCTCGTCGACGAGATGCGGCGGGAGTCCATCGCGGACGGCGACATGCTCGACATGGTCATGAAGTTCGCGAAGGGCCGCGGCGACGACACCGGCCGCCGCATCTACCTGGCGATCCGCCGCTTCTACGTCGAACGCGAGCTCGGTGACCGGGAGCCGGGCCTGATGCGGATCCCGCCGGAGCTGGCCGAACCCGCACCGCCGATCTTCGCGAGCAAGCCGCGGCAGCAGGAGGCCGCGTGACCGCCCCGACTACCACCAACCTGTGGCACGGCTACAGCCTCGCCGACATCGACCGCCTGGCCCGCATCGCTGCCCACCGCGCCCGCGGCGGTCAGCTCCTCGACCCCGCCGACCGCTACCAGACCGCCTGGTCACACATCGCGGAAGCCCTGTGCACTGCCGACGAGCCGCCCACCACCAACTACCTCATCCACGTTGGCTACAAGGCCATCAATCGTGCATCGCAAGACCACCGGCGCATGTGGGGCATGGCCCGTACCTGGGAGGCCCACGAGGGCGATATCCGCGCCTACATGCGCTATTGGGAACTCGAACGCCGCAGTTCGGCCTCCCCGGAAGACGCGATTGTCGACCGCCACGCCCTGCTCCAGATCTGGCCCCGACTGTCGCTGACGCACCGGCAAGTCCTTTACGCCGTGGCGATCCACGACGGCGACCACCGGGCCGCAGCCGACAGCCTCGGCAAGACCCTCGTCACGTTCCGCACCCACCTCAAGGACGCGCGCGCCGCGTTCCGGGCGCTGTGGCACGAACACGAAACGCCGTCCCGCATGTGGGGCAAGTCCGGTCAGTCCGGTCGCCGCAACGGCATACAGACCCTCACCAACCGGCGCCGGCAACGCGAACGCCGCGCCCAAGTCGCCGCATGATCCCGCCCCGTGATCCCCAACCCGACCCGAAGGAGCAGCACATGCCTCTCCCCACCGCCGAGGCCGGACCGACGACGTGGCAGTTGACGCCACAGAACCTCGCGGCCATCGACGACGTGATCGACAAGGACGGCATTTACGCGAAGGGCTACTGGCAGGAGGTCGACGGGAAGCTCACCGTCGTCGGCCTGCGTATCGGCAGCGGCGAGAGCCGCCAGGTCGCGTTCTACGGCGACCAGATCACCCGGCACCCCGACGGCATATGGGTCGTGCAGGCCGCGCCGAAGCGCATCCGGCGCCGTCGTGTCCGCGGCTGGCGTCTCCCCGGGAACGCCGTGATCGTCTCCCGTCCGTCCCGGTGGGGCAACCCGTGCAAGGTCGGCTTGATGCAGGAGATGGGCTACCACGACCCGCATGCTGCCGCAGCCGACAACTTCCGCAGGTGGCTTGCCGGTTCGCGGTTCGACGCACCCACCGACGAGGCCGACCGGCGGCGGGAACGGATCCTCGCCGACCTCCATCTGCTGCGCGGCAAAGACCTCGCTTGCACGTGCCCGCCCGACAAGACCTGTCACGCCGATGTCCTGCTGCACCTGGCAAACATGCCGGCCGCCGAACTCGACGAGTGGATCCGTGGCGTCCGGGCTCGCGTCGATTGGCACCGCGTAAACGACGGCGACCAGCCCCTCCACCGCACCCCGTGACCTCAGCAGTGCAGCGCCCGGCTCGTATCCGGGCGCTGCACGCCACACGATCCCACGACCGACCGGAGATGACCATGACCACCGGCCCGACCGACC